CTATTCATGGCCTTTAGCTTGAATATATTCGCTAATCGTCATTTTCGAATCGCGAATCCGATCGGAAATTTTACGGAAGCTATCTTTCCATTCTGCAGGTAATTTTTTTATCTGAGCTATCTTACAAGCTACGCTATAAGGAGTGCGCCCAAGCTTTTCAGCCAGCCAAAAGAGATGCTCTCCTATCTCCTCCTCCGGAATAGGCTCTAATACTTCCCGTAGCATGGACTCATCATTATCATTCCAGGGTATGCCAGCGTTTGGAAACCGTGGATCGATAACCTTTTCTTTCTTTTCTCCACTCTTTTTTACCGACGAAGATTTTTGTGAAGACAGTATAGCAACACGTGCTTTCATCGCCCCGATGGCGGCAACAGCCCGGACCAAATCAAGGCGTTCCGTGCGTGTTAACAAATTTTCATCGCAAATTAAATTATTCAGCAAATCAATTGTTTCATTGAGATTATCTTCAGTTATATTCATATACTGTCCTTAGCGGCATGTTCCATGATTGAATGCTATAGCATCCTCATAGTTTCATATATTTCATCCGACCCGGCATATTATGTGATTCAATGGCGAATATACTAACTCAAATATTTTAGACTGTATCTGCCTATATTACTACGCATCCCTCAATCAACGAAAGACCTACTGCTGTAGCCAACCGATGCAATTCGCCACCATTAATGAGTTGGTATTATCTCTCATTTGGCTCTGCCGTTCCTTTTATTGGTGGATTGAGGGCACCCCTATTCGCCTGAATGAAATAAGCCCGTAAAAGTCTTCTGCGCCGCCCTGATTCGTTTACACCTGAGTAGGCTTCGATAAAGCCAGTCATAGAAAAAGACTCATTCCAGGGAGTAAAAGGTAAGGGAAGAGGATTTGGCAGAGGATTCTTAACGAAAAAATGGTACGCCCTACAGGGTTCGAACCTGTGACCTACGGCTTAGAAGAAAGTAGAGCGTTAAATAACACACTGTAAACACATATGTTTTCCGCGTTCGCATCCGGTTTTGTGTCGTTATGTGTCGATGTGTGACTTCCATGTCCTTATCGCGCTATTCAGTTACGCCACAAATGCGACACATCAAACAGGACTGGCATCCTGCCTCAAATCGTTAATCGCATGGGTTGCGACTCCGAGTACTTCAACGTCTTCCAGCGCCTCACCTTCGATGCTCTCGCCTTCGGCTGTGATAAAAGAGCTGCCCATCAATTTTGCAAACTGCAGTTCGCCAGCCAGGCGGATAAGAACGACGCTTCCCTGCGTCACTTTCAGCGACAAATCTAAAACAACGTAGCCGCGATCAGTCTCAATAATCTGAGAGTTCGCGCCAATGTTGCACGCAGCCGTGACAGTCAGCCTCTGCTCAACGTAGTCGGCGGCCGGTGAAGGAAAATAGCTGGCAGTCATTACATGACCCTCCCCATGTTCCTTAAAATCCAAAGCCTGTTTTCGGTGTGGTCTGGCGTTTTGTCAGCGAAGCACGACTGATAGCGCTCTATCCAGCGATTGGCTTCTGATTCTGAGAAATGAATGCCCCGCAGCATCAAACAAGAGATGAAGTCTCGTGTGTGTAGATACTGGTAGCCTTTCGAGTTTCGAAGGATCGACTCCCGAAAGGCGTTGTTGATGTCTGATTGCCTGAGCATGATCTGCCCCTCCCATAAATACTGTTTATGCATACAGTAATTTTAATGGGAGAGAAGATCAAGAAAGGTTGCGGCTATCAATTTCCATGATAGCCGCAAGTTACTGTTAAACTTCTGACCAGCATTGCCCGCTATACGCTGGAATAACAAAAGTAATCGAACTGCCGGTTCTTGACGTTAAGGCATCTCCGGCATGCGAGAGGTCATAGTGTCGTCCCACCAGAGTTTTGGCTACGCCAAGTGATATCGTGACTGCGGCCACGCCACTGTTACGGTTAACCAGAAAGAGTTTCAGTTTTCCTCCCGCCCTGAATACCGCCACACCAATTCCCGCTGTCGATATCGTCGGTTGACCACCCACACGAATAGCGCCTACAGGCAGATTATCCCCGGTGAGCCGGTACGCGTTGTAGTTCCAGGCATTTTCCCCGAATGTACCATACCCCAGCATGTCCTTATTCCCTTCCTGTCCCGGAGTTATTCCATACTGCTGCTGCAGGTTACACTTCATAATCGCGTAGCCGTCAGTATTCGACGTATAGCTGCTGCTTTCACCCAGTTGTTTGCAGACGTGGATAATGGGCATAACCACCTCTGCGCCGCCGAACGTCAGGTTGTGGAGGTCCCGCAACATGTTGTTCGCGCATTTCCATGCATTACTGCTGTTTTGTGGGTACATATACTCCGTTTCATTCACAAAAACGTTGGTCTTTGTGCCCTTCAGGGTCAGGAATGTGGAGGATTTGAGCCAGTCGGCATCCGTGGCAATGGCAGTGATATTGTGATGGCTGTATCCCCAGATGGTTGCAGGGTGAGCATCGATATAGGTCTGCCCGATATGCCAGTCATTATCCGATGAAACATGTAACAGCGGCGTATTTGCCTGGCCTTCCCACTCCGACAAAATAGAGCTGGCTGCTATTTTCGGTTGCAGTGCTGCCAGCACGTCGCTGTATACGCGGTCAGTGTATTTACACACACCATACAGCTCATGCCCATACTGAGGCTCATTCTGCAGCCCATACATGCGCACCGGGCCAACATTTTGATGCAGGTATTCGAAGTCATTCAGCATGGCATCTGACAGCGCTTCGATTTGTGCTGCGTATTGTGTCGGATCGCTGCCCTTGATACTGTCCAGCGTTGTACTGCGCGGATATGTTCCGCCAGCCCACGGTTGGTTATATGATGTAGGGGTCCCGGCATATTTGCCGTTCGTCATCCAGTAGGGTGCAGGACACCAGTACTCCGGTGCCAGACCGCCCCCCGCCTCAACAATATTCGCTATCAGACGTTTCAGCGCAGCATTTTGCCCCGAATAACGTTCACCGATATTTTTAGCCAGTCCTGTCGTCGCATCGATATTACGAAAACCGCGATAGGCAAACCCGAGCGGGAGACGAATATAGTAAATACCGTATCCGTTGCCAGGGAACATCATGCTACGTAACCGGGATTGCTCGGAGGCTGTCAGCGATTGCGGGAAACCCCAAAGTGCTGTTGTGCTGTCGGTGGCGGGCTCGGTTCCGCCGATGAATGAATCTGGCTGAATCTCAATGTACCCACCGCGGTAAGTTTGTCCGTGTTCACTCAGCGAAAGAGCTATATCTGCACTGATAGTTGCATCAGATACTGGCGGTTCAAGTGATGATGAACTTGACGCGCTACCGGCGATAGCAATGATTTCGTCCTGAGAATAAAGACGACGATCGGTGGCAGACCACCATGCAGCAAAAGCCGACATGCGGTTACGGAATACATCGTTGTAACGCCTGATTGCATTGGTCAGTGTCTGCATCTGTTTCGCTGTCAGGGAGGCACCTACCCAGGCAGCCGCTAGCGCACCGTCGAACATGTGGTAACTGGATGATTTTTGAGAACAGCCAAGCAGGATATTCGAATCCGTTAACTTTGTTGCTGTGCTCGCAGCCGATCCCAGCAGCACCCCCTCACGATACACGGCAAGCTCGCCATTCATCCGGGACACGCCGTAAACAGCATTTTGTGTAGCGTAGTCACCGACAATAAAAGCATTAGCCTGGTTTAACCTGACTGCCATAGGGCTGTTAGTTGCGGAAGTAGGTCGCGGCGCGAGACTAATACCCTCCGCACCATTAAAAGCGCCCATGATATGGCCGGTAGCCACCATCCCTGAAGGAGGGAAGAGCAAAGCGCCAAAAGAAGCATCTTCAAGGGCCATTTTCCCAACGACCAGGGCAGGATTATAGCCAGTGTCAAGGTAGGTCAGTCCCGTTCTGGAGAACGTCCACCCTCCTGACTGGCTCCATGCTGGCGGAGCATCTGTAGTCAGGTTATAAGCATTCTTAACAATATTAAGTAACGAATCAGCGTAACTGGTGCTGATCCCCAGCCAAAGTCCATCAAGTGATGCCCAGATTCCAGCATTTTTTAGCAAATAAATCAGCTGATTGATTGCAAGCTGCTGAACAGAGCTGGGCTTTACAGCCATTCTGGCGACAAGAGCTGTCGTCTCTGCCAGGGTAGTATCGGGAATGACAGATGGCTCATAGACAATACCGGTAGATTCGTCGATCGCACGCACATCAAGAGATGTGACAGACAGCTTCATTATTTCGCTATAGTTGTCATATGAAATAAGTGCATTGGCCAGCAGGACCGTCTTCTTATCCACAACTCCCGAAGATATCGAGACTATGTCAGCAGGTTTAATCAGTGAATAAGGCATCTGAACCCAGACGCCTGTAGGCAGTGCTGCGGCACGGAACCCAGCAATATAACGCTGAACAGCATCGTTCAGAGCAAACATTTCAGACTCTGTCAGTCCGGAAGCAATAAACGCAGCGCAAATATTGGCACTGGTATACCAGCCAGATGCTGCCCTGGCGCGACCTATATTCACAGACGCATTGATCAAAGACAGCGACGGCGCATTGCTTACAGCGACAACTTTACTTCCAGAGTAGAGCGCCGAGGTTACGCTACTCAGGCGTGATGCTGAAAAAAGAGTCGTGCCGGAAGGCGATATTTGCCCGGTAAGCAATTCGTTGTTATTAATTCTGGCATTCAGGATGTTATCGGTCCTAGACATGGTCAGTCCATTTGCACCGTCATAAGCGCCCATGAATACGCCTGAATTATCTGCTCTAGCCACCATCACGCCAAAAGAAGCGCTGTCTTTCGAATAATGACCACCGGCAGTAGATGGGTTGAAGCCGGTATCCAGCCAGCTATCTCCAAAAAATGTCCAGCCAGATGATGTGTTGAAATTGATGGTGCCATTTTCAGTTAGCGGCAGGGAGCTGTTGACGATATTCAGACGCGCATCAGCCCTGCTGGTATTGATCCCAAGCCACAATCCGTCGAGTTTAGCCAGGATGCCAGCCTGCTTGAGGTCATAATACAGCCGGTTGATAGCAGCCTTCTGAATTTCAGTTGGCTGGGTTGTCAGCCTGGCAAGCAACGCAGTGGTTTCGCTCTGGAGAGAAATAGCAGCATTGTCCCAGGCATAATAATCCCCAGCTGACCGATCTACCGCAAGGTTATGCTGGTCAACTGGGGGGGATGCCCTCAAAACTGACTCAGTCGCATAAACAGAAACCCCGCCACTTTCTAAAAAAAGCTGACGCGCATCATCTGCCTTTCTCTCAATACCATGCCAGGTATCATGCTCAACATTCTCTCGATCCGTATACGTTAATTCAGTGCCTGTCATCGCTTTATCAAGCATAGCCCCGGCATAAACTGCATCCCTTACATCCGTGCTGGGTACCGGATTATTAGTCGGGGTTGGGAGTGGTACTTGTGCCATTGTGCATGTCGCCCTATATAAAAGGCGCACGAAGCCCTCAGAAATGAATCTGATGGTGTGCGCGAAGGTTGGTAATTACTGCTGTGTATTACGGATAAATTGAGTCTGAATACTCAGTAAGGGAAAGAGTTTGAGTATCGTCACCGTTGGGTTTAGCGCTGTCGACGCGCCAGATTGTGGAGTTAAGTTCCGAATCGGTAGCGATGAAATACCGGCTGGGATTTTGGACCGTGCTGCGGTCGTAAATGTTCAGCTCGAAGTTGTCGGCTGCGGCCTGAAATGCTTTGGGCTTGCCACTTACCGGATAGGCTCGCCAGCGACCACGATAATTGCCGAGGCTGTCTGTCATCACTACCCACATATCGCCGAGAGAAAAGTCGATACGCTCAGAGGTACTGAACACATCCCCGTTACGGGAGGTGATATATCCGTTCTGCTGCTTGTTGTCGTACATATCCGGGCACTGCACCACCGCACCGCGGATAACCTGTGTCGACTCCAAGACTTTAACTGTCATACCGACGCGCGAGAGCATAATACGGCGCGCCTCAAGCCACGCCCTGTCCTCCGCCTGCACCTTGTTACGGGAACCGTCCAGGCTGATCTGCAACGCGTTGATGGTCGCATCCTCAACCTCAACAATCCCGCTCTGGTCAATCTGCAGGTAGATATAGGCCTTCTTGTTGGTGAGCGGGTCGACATAATCTACCGTGACGCCATCGTAACCGCCGGGCAATGACATCTGCCAGGAAACTTTATACTCATCCCAGAACATGTTTGAGCGCGCGAAAACCGCATCAGGATTCGCGACTTTCTCATCGCGCCAGAAGGTCAGCACATCACCGATGTTGTTCCCGTCGACCCTGGCCACATTGCAGATGGTTTTGATGCGCTCACCGAGGGACAACTTTTCATCCGAGAAGGTGTAATCGAAGTAGCCCAACTCAGGAACTGTTATCGAATCGGCGATCGCGTACAGCGTAGCGATATCGATGCTCGCAGCGTCCTGCCTGCCGATGACTATCCATTCATGCAGTACGGCGTCGGCAAACGAGCGGCTTGGGCGCAGCGTGTAATCAATCAGGCCAGTGGTGCGGTCATAGCTGATGGTGTGGCGCTGTGCGAGCATGTTATATTTCTGCTCGCGGTTACTGTTGCTGTTGTTCGGCCCCTTTATGGTGACTTTGGCGATAGTGTCGTCAGGGTAAATCACGTTTTCGCGCACATTCACCGCATGGATCGCCATCAGTGTCACGACGTTACCATCGTTGCTGTTATCCAGGCGCTCAATCGTCACAGCGTAACGCCCGGCGCCGGCGGCCGGTGTGTATTTGTGCGAGGTGCGAAAATACCGCGTAGTCACCTGGAAATCGTTATCGAAGAAATAATCGTACTGCTCTGAAGTCCCAGGTATCTGGTTGTTGCTGTCGTCGACCTTCCAGAACCGGATCCGATAGCGTGACGTTCCCGCCGTTGCGCCGAGCTGCACCATTACGTGCACCCATACCTGAGATGACACCAATGGTGAAACCGACGGGCCAATCACCAGCGGCGTCTGGTCGTTGAGGGTGAAAAGTGTCAGGTTCAGCGTGGCGTCCGCCGGTAGCGTCGTAACCTCCCCTGTCATATCGCCAAGATAGAACGTGGTGTAAGACTGCGTATCCTCCCCGTTATAACTTTCTGAGTAGACGATATTTCCGCTGCCGGTAACGTTCCTCGTCACCGGGCCGCCGCCGGAGTTCCATGTCGCGTTGATAACGAAAGTCACCGGATGCGGAACGGCAAGCGCAGCGAAGTATGAAAAGTTATCATCATTCGACAACACTGTGGCTTTCAGCTGGTTGCTTTCGATCAGCATGGCTGTCGGCGCTGTCGTCGTCGCTGTCTGGGCGGGGAAATCCTCACTTTCATTCAACCCAGGCACTTCTTCGTTATCGACGTCATCAAACTGATACCCAACATCAATGGTGCCTATCGTCACGCCAGGGTCGAAAATTTGATAACTGGCGCCGGCCAGACTCCCGAGATTCGACTCAGAATATCGGACAGAGGAAATGGTGTATTTCCCGAAGCCCACTTCAAACCATTCGGTGATGAATTTGTTGTTGTCGATGTACTCAAACAGCGCCTGCTGAATCAAATCCGGATATACCCGGCACAGACCATAAATATTCGGCCTTCCCTTGTACAGCCGCGCGCGGTTGGTCTGCCCGGTGGCGTCGTTATTCGGGGATTCTCCAGTGGAAATGGACGGAGATGATGCAGACTGTTGCCCCATGATTCCCGACAGCACCTTCTTGGTGAAGCGGATCGGGTTCAGGTGCTCAATCGGGTTGAGCAGCGTTTTAATCAGCCCGCCGCCCTCTGGCTGGTCAAATACCGAAACCACATCGCCAGCGCGCAGCGGACAGGATAGGTCAAAATCATCATCCAGTTTGCGGCCGTTGAGCTTCACCACGACGTTATTGTGTAGCTTCAGCTTGTCGAGCAAGGCGATCAACTGAGTGCCAGGCTCTTCCGTTCCGCGTTGCTTAGGTGCGCCCGGCAGGCGCTGCAGCTCATATCGAACCATGCACCAGATACTCCACTTTGTTATAGATTTTCTGAAGGATGACGGCGCTGTCCATTCTCACGAAGCCGAACTCGCCGCGGGAGTGCAGGCATTTCCCCGGATTAATCATCACACCGACGTGTGCCGGCTCATTGCCGTAGTAGAACACAGCAAGGCAACCTGAAACCGGCACCGGAACCCGGCGCCAGTGTTCGAACTCTTCTTCGTAGCAGGTGATGAAGTTCGCGCCTGATTCGTACCCGGCGACGTGATGCAGCTCAAGGCCCAGCACATGGCGGTAATACAGCACCACAAGTCCCCAACAATCCAACTCATAAAAGGTGCAGGCGCGGTTAGCCCAGGGCTTGCCATTAACCAGCCCGATAAATTCGCTCTGTGTCATACCGTAATTAGCCCAGGGTAGTCTTTCGTGGTGTAAATGATGGGGTTGGCCAGCGTAAGCGGGTTGGTCTTGCCAGAGTTCACAGTGACGTTGCTGCCGTCTGCGCCGACGTCTTTCACAAACAGCGACCACGTCTTCATAGGCGTAGCGTCACCGATCGCATTCCATTGCTGGTATTTGCAGGTAATGGGCGTCATTCGCCCGGCACCCGTCCAGCTCTTCAGCGTGTTCCGGACATCTTCAGCACCCTGCAGAAAGGTGATAGCCATTGTGATGATGGCCGATCCGTTCTGTGTGGGCTCTGTAATTTCGAAGGCCGCAGGCTGGTAAACGTTCCCGCCGAACGTCGCTTCACGAAACAGCTTATTGACCACTCGGTAATAGCCGAACGCCGGGTGATAAAACTCGATGGTCTGTTTGATGTCACTCGCCGGCCTGCGCTCTTTCCACTCTCTCAATGTCGGCATTATTCAGCCCTCGGAATAACGGATGTGACCAGGTAATCCAGCCAGTAGCCGTAGTTCTCTGGCGCCTCGACGATCCAGTCGTCGTAATCCTCGGTGATGTCCTCAATGCCGTTACAGATGACGCTAGCGGTCCAGGTGACGATGTTCCCGTTTTTGCTAGACTGTACCGGCATACTGATGAAATGCAGGGTCTGCAGCTGCACGCCCTGCGTATCGCCGAGATCAATCCGCATCTGGAACCAGTTACGGCCACGGTCGCAGTACGTCGGCGATCGGAGCCACGATTTAAAGCGCTCGGCCTGCTGCAGCGTGAATTTCCACTGCAGAGACCAGGTCGATTTCAGGTCAGTGGTTAACGGCGTGAAGATGACGGGGCCGACTGCCGGCGTAGTCGTCTGCCAGGCCGTGTCCTGCGTCATGTTCTGATCTGCGCGCTGAGGAAGCGGCAGCATATCCGGGTATGAAACTGTTGCCACGTTTCCTCCGGGCAATAAAAAACCCGCCGGAGCGGGTTGGTTTAGTAGTCGCCTGATGCTTGCCGGCGGAGGCCATAGGTCGATTCCATCTGTCCGGACATGGGTCCACCGTTCTGCAGATCAGTAACAAACGTCTCAATCAGCAGCTCGCTACCGTTCTGAGTACTGCGAGTGTCAACCTGCACGCCGCTGGCGTAGTTGTAGACGTTATTGGTCACCTGAAGCGATCCGCTGCCGCTGCCCTGCAAATCCTTGTTGCTGATAACAGAACCATTATCTCCGGGGATCATGTACTGGCTGCCATTGCTGGCCTTGTAGATTTCAGGCATGCCGCCCTCGCCTACCTGGTACATCGCGCCCGCAGAGACTGGCCCGCCGTTTTTGCGCTTACCAGCCAGAGATGACCCTACAGCAAGGGCAGCAATCAGCGCGCCCAAGCCAATCACTGCCGCGCCACCGAAGGAACCGATGGATGCAACCAAGGCGGCCGGAGTCCACGCCGCTGTAGTCGCTGTCGCTGATGCTGCACTGGCTGTCGTGGTGGTGGCCAAGGAACCGACCTGCGCCGCAGTCGTGGTGGCGATCGCCGCATTCTGAGCCGTTGCCCCCATGATTGCAGATTTAGCCTGCTGGATACCCATTTGCACGAACGTATTGATAACGTCATTCAGAATGGTATTTCCGATTGAGCGGAGTGCGTCGTTTGCCGACATACTGCCAGTTATCACGCCAGTTAATGCATTGGAAGCCTGACTACCAAATGCATCTACCGCGGCGCCAAGAGCCTCATAACCAACGCTCTGCTGCGTGAACAGAGCCCACTGCGCATCCGCCCTGGCCTTTTCATACTGCATGTCAGCTGCATTTTTCAACAGCAGAGCCTGGTTGTGAACAATAACGCCCTGCTGCTCATATTGCTGGATTAACGCAAGCTGCTGCGCGTGCTGGTTTGCCAGGTTCTGGACTGGGTCGACATCACCGGCGGCCTGCTGCTGTGGCGTCACAGCCTGTTGTGAGCGGATTTTTGCGAGATTGGCCTGGTGCTGAGCCTCCAGTTGCTCACTGGTTTGGTCATACTGCTGCTGGGTGATTTTTTTTGCGGCCAGTGCAGTCTGTAAGTCTTTTACATCCTGCGTGTAAGATGCATTTTCTCTGGCTTCAGGTAGCAGTTTTTCAGCCGCAGCCTGAGCCCTGATGGCGTTAGCCGTATCCCACTTTTTAGCCGCATACTGGGCAGCAAGTGCGAATTGCTCCTGAGTAGCTCCTTTGCCGAGCGAAAGCTGGGCTGTTAAAATAGACTGCTCTCTGCTTAATTCCTGAGTTGAGCTAGCTGCCAGTTCCGATTGCTGTTTCAAATTAGCCAGTTTTTGGGCAACTGACTCCGCCGAGGTGGCAGATCGCTTATCCTGCTGCTCTCCCTTTCGTTGAGCGTCCTGTCGATCCTCCTCCGCTTTTTGCAGGTCAAAGTTTTCGCCAGCAAGGTTCCCTGCCTTGGATATCTGATTGGGGTTATCCGTAACCTTGGCTGCCTGCATCCTGGCTTTTGTTACGGCCCTCTGCCGTTCATCCTGAATTTTCAGTAACTCGTTCTGCTCTTCGAGATTCAGAATTACTTTGTCGCCATCAGCGGTAGGAGGAGAAACTTGCAGTGCTTTGGGATTGAAATTTTGTCCAGCCTGGTTTGCTCGGTTTATTTCGTCAGCAGTGTTTCCAAAAGCCTTCGCAACTGCGTTCTGGACCTGTTCAAGGGACCAGCCCTTTTGAATAAGTCCATCATGCACACCCATTGAGGTGAGCATGTTGTTTGTCAAGGTCCTGCTCGCTTCTGATGCAGTGTCCTGAGTTAGCGCTAGTTTTTCCTGAGCGTTAGCAAGATCGCGGGATTTCTTAGCCAGCTGATCTGAAACCTCTGCCTGCTGACGTGTGAAATCGGCCCCCTGCCCCATAGACTCAGCTACGGCTTTCGCCTCTGGGGTAAAGCTACGATAGCGGGCATTAAGTGCATCCACCTCAGCCTGAAGTCCAGATAACTCATCTTTTTGCGCTCTGATTGATTCGTTCGCGTCGGCAATTGTTCCCCTTAACTGGGTGTTGTTCATTGCCTTCATTGAGGAGTTAACGCGATCAAGACTATCAGCAAAACGAAGGGCTTCTTCTCTTGCCTGCTGGGCTTTCTGCCAAAAGTAGAAAATTGCAGCCGCTGCTAACATCGCCGCACCTGCAGGACCTCCAATTAATCCTAACGCCCCCTTCAGCAGCCCTCCAGCTACAGATGCCGCCCTTGATGCTACAATCGACGCCTCCTGCGAGGCGATATATCTTCCATTAGCAGCTGTCGCCGCAGCCGTCGCATCCGCAGCAGCCAATCTTGAAGCGCTGACTTGGGATTCCGCCTGAGCTATGGCTGAAGCTCTTGCTTGCGCTGTTGCGGTTTCAGCGGATGCCAGTCTTTGATTCAGCACCGTTGATGCTTGTTGTAGCTGAGCCATTCGAGTGGCTGTCGCGATACGCCCCTGATCTGTTATTTGTGCTTTCAGTCTTTGAGCTTCGAGCACTTTCTCAGACTCAATTTGCGCAATCTGGGTGCGTATTTGAGCGGCCTGAGCCTCCGCTAATTGAACCTCAGACGCTACCGAGGCCTTAGTGGCTCTTAGCGTCGCAAGACGTCCCTCAGAAAGGTTCAATGCGGTAATTGTCGCGGCCTTTTCAACTTCAGCAAGACGCAATTTAGCGGCTGCCTCAATTTCTGTATCTTTGGCTGCAACGGCAGAAGCCTTGCTCTGGGCTATAGATGCAGCAGTGTCCTGGACTTTTGCGGCGGTAGCCATTGTTATCGCGCCAACATATCGACTCCCCATGATTCCAGCCACAATGATAAGAGCTCCGCTCAGTACCTCAAGATTTTCACTTACAGAAATAACAGAGTCTCGGAACCCGGCAGCAAATGACTTAACAGTGGAATTTTCACCAAAGAACTTAGTTATGTTATTACCAGCAACCTGCAATCCCTTGGCAATCGACACAGTGGTGTTGGCAAATTCTTTACCTATTGCATCCCCTTGAGACAGGAGGCCTTTAACTACAACGTCTGTTGTCAGCTGCCCTTGAGCGGCCATAGCCCTTAACTGACCAATAGAAACGCCCATCGAATCAGCCAAAGCGACCATGAGGCGGCTGCCTTGCTCTGACACTGAGTTAAACTCTTCGCCGCGCAGAACGCCTGAAGCAATACCCTGCGACAACTGAATAATAGCGTTTTCAGCTTCCTGAGCAGTTGCACCGGATACCGCAAATCCTTGGTTGATAATGGTGGTCAGACGGGTTAAATCTTCTGCGCTGGTGTTATATGTTCTGGTTCCGCGCTCAAGCCTAGCGTAAAGAGTCGCCGTACCGTTCAGGGATGACTGGGTTGCCTGCGAAACATCAAAGATCCGCTGCATGACTTCAGCCTGACTCTCTCCCGTGCGCACCGAGTTAGCAACTTTGTTATTCAGCTCAGTCCAGGCGTCGGAGTAACTTGCAACCTGCTGCACAGACAGCGCAGCAAGTAATCCCTTGGCAACACCAGAGAGGCTGGACATTGTCCTCTCCATAGAGCCAATGGATCGCTCTGTGCGGTTAACGCTGGCTTCAAGGCGGCCCATGTTTCCACTTAACCCGTTAAGTGCCGCATCAACTTCCCGGCGAGCTGCCAGTAAGCGCGAAGTATCCATATCAACTTCGTAGAAAATGCTGCCAGCATTAATAGTTCCAGCCATATAACTTTCTCCGGGAAATAAAAAACCCCGCCGGAGCGGGGTTTGGTTATCTTGATTGGACTATGTTTTTATTTTATGGCGCCTAAAATTATAAGTAAGAATATCAGCAATATCCCTGCACCAATCCACTGCCCAATTGAATTGGCCGCCTGTTCTTTCTCTAATATTTTATTATTTATTTTATTCGTTTCATCGTCTACAGCCCTTGCTGCTGCATTCATTTCCTCAACATACACTTGGGACATCTCAAACTGAGCCTCTATGGGTGCAGAGGAGATAAAATTATTAAATTGGTCGGACAAATCCAGCGAAGCTGTGTGTGGATTTCCGCCACTTGCGATAACAGATTTAATTTCCATATTAATCAAAGACACAACAGCCCTCAACCTTTCTCTGTTGGCGGCATATCTCTTGCCACCGCCAGGGAGGTCAATTTCTTTGTAATAGTCCTCAGCGGTGCCAGGTATCTCAATTGCCATATCCCCACCCCAGGATTATCAGTCAGCCCAGCCTGTCTTTGTATTAATGGCAGATTCAGCCATCGTATACTTCGCCACAACATCATCCTTAAACAGGATCGTGAGCTCTTTCTTTGTCCCGTTCGTACCGTTATGGAAAAGCCCATAGAACGGAATGAATGAGGTGCCATTAACTTTCACTTTAGCGAAGGAATACTTCCAGATTTCATTACCGCCGTCGGTATAAGACACGTTATCAGGCGATCCGAAGGTGTTCTTAACCTCTGCCTTGGTGGTTTTTCCTTCCTGAAGCTTTGACTGGACGCTTGTTTCTGACTCTTTGCTGAGTTGCTGGTTTCCTGAGGAAGCGCAGCCGGCCAGAGTTAAAGCAATCGCTGATGCGACTAAAATTTTCTTCATTTCCTTGATCATCCCTTTTTGAGTTATTCGGACTAATCCTATCAGGGATGGGTGGGAGCGGCAAAGCCCACCTGAGTGGGCTATTTGCCTTTCAGTTCTGCTCGTTTGCGTCGGCGTTCTTCACGTTTCTCTTCGCGTTGCATATCGTCGAACACCTTCATGATCGCTTTCATCATCATGAAATTGACGAAGTGGTGATTAACGCAGCCGTGAAGGCGTAACTGCTCAGTGAACTCTTCAGAAGACCGCAGCGCCTCCATCATGTTCTTCTCGCCTTTCATGAATTCCGAGAAGTCGCGCCCCGCTCTGGAGGCGCACTCAACGATTCGGTTATTCATGGTCAAGCCGCCGCATACAGCAGCTTCATCTGCCCCTTAACGGGAAATGCAGCCATGCAACGGGCTTCGAAGTCCTTCTGGTCAATGCTGCAACTGGCGATGTTGGTAACGGCGATCAGTTGTTGCTCGACCTTATCCAACGCATCAGGCTTAAGGTGTTGGTGAATCTTCTCCTTGCTGTCTCCGGCCGCCTGTTTGGCTGCCTGATAGACATAATCAGGAAGAGCGACACCGTACACCCAGCGAGCGGTGATCTGCCCGAACAGCGCGGGGCAACCGCCAACATGTCCAAAGTAAGGAAGGCCGGACATTTTCGACAACGCCTGGTAGAAAGGGTCTTTAAATCGTTTTTCCCACGACGTTGGTTGCTGGCAGACCATCAGGCCGACAATCTGATCTTCGGTGAGCTGGAAGTTTTTACTCAGCAGCAGATTTTTAATGTGTCGGTCACAGGCGCGGGCGAATTTGACAGACAGCCAGCGGGCGAATTCCACCGCTAACTCCGGATGAAGCCAGGTCCCGCCGTTTCGCCCTTTCTCCACTCTGACTAAAAGGGGAGAAAAATCCTCTTTTACGCTGGAGCCAGCAATTCCAAGCTCTTCAGCCAATTCGGCGATGTAAATTTTTGTCGCCTCAGTCTTTAGCCAGTCCTTCGGAAGCTTGCCGTGATGCTTTGCAGCAACTGTGGCGTTGAACCAGCAATCTGCCGTAAAAGGGAATGAACGGTCATCGTAATTCATAGGGATGATATTAGACATATCGGTATTACCTTTTAGTGATGAACCTTGTCACACAGGAATCCGGCCCACAGAAAGGCACCGATAGCCAAACCGGTATCCTCAAGGGTCATCCTGAAAGGTTCTGTGTGGTGATGTGCGCGTGTGAAGCGCTGGGAATTGCGGGTATAAAAAAGCCCCGGACAATGCCGAGGCTTATTTATTTGTGGTTGCTGGCTTGCTCTTGCTGCATCATCGCCTGCCAGCGGCGATCGTCTTCTTCCATGACTGTGTCGAACTCTTCGCGGGTAAATCCTTTCTGGTTCGGGTATTTGGCATTGAGCATCAGGGCGAATTCCGTCATCGTCAGGTTTTCGGCTTCTTCCCGGCTTATGCCGAAATGGTTGCGGGCCGCCATGATGTAGTCGGCAGCGCGAAACTCTGAGGTGGTTTCGTTGCTTTCATAGCGCTGCAGCTGGCGAATCTTCGCTTTTCCGACGATGCCGTGCATCATCAGGTTTTGCGCGACGATAACCATGTTCTCCGGCGGCATGCTGCCAGGCCGCCAGACAAATCCACGCTTTCGTGACTTACCTGGCTTCATCCAACCAACCAGATCGCCGATATCATCGTCGCAGCACGCGGCAAGCACCGTATGCGCCGCCATGATGGCTTTGCGGGTCAGTAGCCCGCTCTGGATATATCTCAGCACGCAATCCGGGAGACGACTGTATTCGTCGCGAATATAAGCCGCTGCTGCGCGCTGTACCAGTGGCGTCGCCTCATCGTTGCACAGGTCATAGAACGTCTGCACGATTTCAGCTGGCTCACCTATGCGCGCCATAGCCCTGAATGACGGCCGGAAAAAGAATTCCCGGTCATCGGTACCGATAACGCATTCGCCTAATTCTTTAATGGGGGTCATAGTCGCTCCATAAACAGTATCAAGGGCGCCGTAACGCCCTTTGTACTATTCACGATTTAGTTAGCTGATCGTGACCGTGCATGCCACTGAGGTAATCTTGACTGGCGTATCAGAGGAGTCGGTGACCTCACAGGTGTAAACCCCGGCGTCACCAGATACGGCGCTCGCTTTGTTAAACGTTGCCGTGGTTTGCCCGCTGACGACAGAGCCGTCTTTTTTCCACACGTAGGTGTATGGAGACGTGCCGCCTTCAACCACCACCGACATGTTAAGAGCGGAGCCGGTAGCAACGGATTTAGTCGCCGTCAGGTTCGTGGTGAATGCCAGCGCCGGGCCGGCCACCTCAAACACGACGGTATCCGCATCGGCAACCTTCCACTCACCGGAGAAGGTCGAAATATCGGAAGTGCCGAAGTCACCAGACCATGAGGTAGTGTTGAAATACCCCATGATGTAGGTGCCGGCGTCTTCTCCAGTAAAGTCGAAGCGAACCCAGATAGTCGGCTGGCGGCCAGCCTGCACTTCATCGAAAATATATTTCGAGATAGCGATGGCGCCGATTTCAGTCGTTTTATCCTTTTTGCGGAACTCACCTTCCCCAGAGATGGTGAAGTCCATGTTGTTGACCAGGTTCTCAACCAGACCCTTCGTATCGTCAGCCTCGGAGCTAACGGTATTCATGGAGTAGTCGAAGCCCTTAGTCGTCAACGCCCCCAGGCGTTTCCATTCAGAAAGCGCAGGGACCGTATCCGCACAGCCCATAGCCATGCGGAGCACGGCCGCCTTCCCAATCAGCTTGCCGGTATCATTAGCGCAGCCTTGCATGTATGCCTCTCAAATAAAAAAGGCCGCCTGATGGCAGCCTGATGGGTGATTCTGGCGATTATTCGCCGTATGTGCAGGAGACGAGCAGCCGGGTAACTAACCGGCCCTCTTCGGTTGATATCGGTGCTGGAACATTACCGACAATTTGCAGCGCGCCGACGCAGTCATCAGCACCAGATTGCGCGCTGATATACTCGACGATAGCGTTCACCGCGGCGTCAGCAGCATCAGGATTCGATTTCGATGAGACGACATCAACCATCACATACCAGTCGCCGCCGCGGTCGTATTCGATATCCGTACCGCCGGCGGAACGGAATACGATGAACTGGTCGGCATCCTTTCCGGAGTCCTTCCATTGCCGCCATTGCACCTTAAAGTCAGCCGTTAGCCCTTCAGCCACAAACAGGTCTTTCAGGCGCATGTACATCGAGGGTGTCATAGAGAAAGCTCCTTTTTAACCGCCGCGTCAATCTGGCTGCGGGTATCCTCGAAGCCCTTCGTTAAGAACTCTTTCCGCGCAGTCGCGCGCCGGAAAGTCTGCTTCACTTCAGGGTCGTGAACAAACACCGCATAGTTAGCCGTATAGCCAACTCGCCCGGTCACCCGCACGCCGTTTGCAGTGATTTCCCGGAACTGGCTATTGATGAGAGTCGACGTATCGATCGGAGTGTAGAGCGCTGCTTGTGCGCTACCAATGAGCATCGCCGACTGCAACGCGCGCACTACCTTGCGCCCCTGCACGTCTTTAATGATGCGGTCGAGATTGGCCTTCGCCTGGCGGATGCCGCGAACTTTAGCGCCCATGCCTATACCCCCGTGATTATTGCGAAATCGTCAGCCAGCCGTTCGAATGTATCGGCGAACTGAACGATCTGCCGTATCTCGTCGGCCTCGTCCGGCGGCTGCAGCGCGGTTGATGCACCAATAAGGATGTAATCACCCTCCCGCGCCGTTGCGTGCTCAGTCCATATCGTGTTTTTAACCACGATCTCCCGGCCAAGGTCGCCAATTTTCGCAGAGAGACCGCCCTGGTAGTCGCAGAGGATGGCGATCGGCGATTCCCATCCGTACGGCTGACCTCCGCCGTCGGTATCACTACCGTCGGCATCACGGATGCGCCGCCAGATTGTCGCCGTCGCGGTGTATGACCAGTTGGCTACCGATGACATACCCTATTCCCTCCATCGCAGCACGATTGCGCCCGTAGCCTGTATGCGAGGACAGTTAATCATCCACTGTCCCGCGCCGTTAACGTAAGCCGTGGTTTGTTCGCCGGTATCGGTCATGACCCACACCCGGGTAAACGTCCGCGGAAGCCGTTGCTGAACTGAAACCCATGCCATCAGCAGCCCCCGACCACCAGGAACAGACCCACACTGTTGCCAGCGCTGATCGGAAGTTCACTGGTGCAGCCGCTGGTATCCAGTTTCGCCAGGGAGTCACGCAGCCAGGTGATGCCGTCGTCTCCGTAGTCGAACGAACGCGATGCCCCCGATGGCGCCCCCTGCGATTTGATGCGGCGGGCGCCGGAAGACGTCGCCATGAGCGCAGCGGCATACATCAGGATGAGCTTTGCCGAACAGTCGTCATATCCCGCACCATCGAGGCACGGGATAATCTTGTTCACCACACAGAGAATCGGATCGAGCAGCGAGGCGGGAATGGCGTAACCCAACTCACCGAGGAACGCCTGCACGTCTGCCGCCGTGATTGGGTCAGTCATGGTTATTTCGCCTTCTTCGATTTGCTGGCAGATTCTTCCTGCTGCTCTTCCTGCTGCTCTTCCTGCTGCTCTTCCTGCTCTGCAGCATCATTGCCAGGCGTAGCCACTTCCAGCGTTTTATCTTCCACTTCGCCCACCACCGAGACACGACCGGCAAAAGCTGTAGGAATGTCCGCCGCGACGAATTCGTGGCCAACAGGAAGTTGCTGGAAGACGCCATCAATCATGCCCCAGCAGCCGGTTTTCTCGACCTTTAACGTTTTCATGCTTTCTCCCGAAGAAAAGGGGCCGAAGCCCCTTAACCCTGTGCGTTGAACACTTTAGAACGACCGTTGAAGTCACGCTTGATCTGCAGACCAACAGCACTCCAGACCAGGGAGTTGTAGTTGTCGAACGGATTCTGGCGCGGGATCATGAAGGTGCCCACCGGCGCGGCGATGCGAGTCTTGATGTACTGCGAGTTGCGAACGTACGCAATGAAGTGGTTACCGGTCAGCTTAAAGGTCTGGTTGAACGACTCAATGCGACCATAGCGCAGGATGTATTCCAGCACGGTGCCTTCTTTGAAGCCCGCGGCATCGGAATACGGTCGGTTCAGGTTGCGCATGATATCCGGGGATGCCCACACCTTTACCTTCTCCTGAACGTAGTTATCGTCCAGCAGTTTGGCGAACGGACCTGTGAAGAACGCTACTGATTCATCAGGAGTCGAGGTGGTCAGGTCGATATTCAGACCGGATGCACTCAGATCCACCTGGTTGGTGTTGGCGTGATTGGTGATACCGGCGCCGACATAGCCTTTAACCTTCACCTTCGCGTCACCAGACAGCATGTAGTCAGCCATATCCTCACGGATAGCGGCAACGTGCGCTTCTTGGTCGTCAGCCATCGCGTCGAGGTTTTCCGACTGCATGCCGTTCCACTCACGCCACTCACGGCTATAGCCAGTGTTGAAGATCGGTACCGGGTCACCCGCTTCGTCGTAGATGACCTTATCCAGCTCTTCCGGAACGTGACCGGTCAGGGTGCGGTGAACCTTACCGGCGTCACTGGAAACGCGGTATAGCGCCGCAGTCTTGCCGATAGAGATTGGCGTACCGAGACCGAGCAGGTCATCCAGCAGGCCGTTGCCTTCGTCATTACGGAAGACTCTGGTGGTGATGTTGTCCACTTCACGCCAGTAGTCTTTAGAGATCAGCGCAGCCTGGTTAACTTCCAGCGCGCCGCCGTACTGAGCGGAAATGGTGCTCTGGTTAACGTTGAAGGATTCGCGCTGCATCAGCAGCTGATTCCATGCCTTCATGATCTGGTTATGTTCAGTAACCAGCTTTTTGTTAAATACGATCATGCTCATGCGGTAGCTTTCCCTGATTTGCGAACTTTCACGAGCTGGGCTTCAGCGCCAACGGTGATTTTTTCGCGTGAAAAGAAGAGGACCTGGTCGGTGGCTGGAGTGGTCGACTTGGCCAGTGTGCCGTCACCGGCAGAAACCAGACCTTCGTTTTCCAGCAACACTTCGCCGGCTTTTACCAGCATGTGGTAATCGACATCGTCTTCGCACATGATGGCCGCGCCAGTATCACCGGCAGGCACTGCATCGCGGATATCACCGCCGCCGATATAGTTATGCTGAAGAGCCAGAGCCACGCCTGCGCCGCCAGCTACATTGTGAACAGCCAGTTTCCCTGTGCCATCCAGCATTACCAGAGATCCAGGATTCACTGCCGCCGCCATGATTGCTTCAATGACCTGCGGGTCATTCTTGCGGGCCGGGCCCGCGATTACGGTATGGAAACGAGGTGCGAGAGCCATTATTCAGGTGCCTCCATAGAAAGGATTTCGCTCTGTGCGCCATTGCCCTGGAATGCCGGGTTAAGACCAGTACTGGTCTGGCACTGTGAGTACATGTCGTTCAGCGCGTCGCCGGCCAGCGAGTTGATCGCCGCTTCGGTCATGAACGGGAATTTCGCTTTGACCGCTTCACGCTTGGTCTTGAGGTCTTTTTCAGCGTTGGCCTGCAGCTGAGTTTTCAGCGTGCTGATCTCGTCGGTCAGCGGCTTAATTGCCAGATTCACCGCCGCGGTAATCGCTTCAGAATTAATCTGGGTCTGGCCCGGGTCGCCGCCGCCATCTTTCTTCTGCATCTGCTGGTTATAGGCATCCCAGACCTGATCGTCGGTCAGCCCCTCGGTTTTAACGCCTGCGGCATTGAGCGCGGCGATCATCTTCTCTTTCATCGGGTTTATTTCTCCGTTGGTTTTGACTTCGTACTCAGTTGGTTTGCGCACGACCTCTACTGGATCACCGACCAGCGTGACTGTGCTATCGTCGATGAGGTATTTTTGCTGTAAGAGCTTATTGCCCTCTTCGAAGATGAATTTGTCGGGCCATACGGTCACGACATAGCGATAAACATCGCTGCCTGACGGCGCGCGAATGGCTTCACGCAGCATCTGGTAGATTTCGTCGAATGAGGCATCGGAGTTGTGGGTGAGGAAGAACTTCACCTTATTCAGCAGGCCGTCTTTCAGGCTGTTAGCCGCGTCGATAAGGCTGGCGGTTTCAACCTCTCCTTCCTGCCCGTCTGCATTCACAAACATGCCGACGCCTTCTTCCGGCGTACCGGCGCCTGGTTCATCGAGCAGGATGGCGATATGGTCAAACTGCATATTGCGAGCAATCCATGAGTACTTCTTCTGCTTCGACTCGCCTGACTTTCTCTCTTTGTTCGTGAGTAAGCCGGTAGACAGGTGGATCGGGTCGGTGTTGGTGCCGGCGATCATCTCATCGAGGCGATTAATCAGGCGCTTACCGTCAGGCTTTGTCTCGGCAACCGCCTTATTGATATAAACGTCCATGACGACCTGGTCGCCTGACTTACTGACGTTCTGCGCCCAGGCTCCGACGTGATAAGCATTAATCGCGCGCGGGTCATTGGCGCTGACGTACTTGCCATCTACCATCGGATGCGGCAGAGGCATCAGCTTGCCTTCCATCGTCTGGTAGCTGTTGTTAATCTCCTCCGCCGGGTAAAGGCCGCCATTCATCACGATGTCATCGACGATAGGGACCGCACCACGAATGACGTAGTGTTCCTGGCCGTTGATGGTGGTCGTTGAGATGTTGGAGGCGTTGATGGCGAGGGATTTAACGTGGATGCTGGATAGCTTCACGTTGCGTCCTCTGTTTAGATTTTTCGTAACAATGGCGCTCTACAGCACCAGGGGAAATAGTCCAGCGCAGTTACGCACTGGTAGCTCAAGGTTCGACCGCAACCGCAGCACCAATAAACAGTCATGCAGCCTCCTTAGCGGTCCACTGCTTGCGCTCTTTCTCCAACTTATCCGCCAATCCATCATTGAAAATGCTGCCGTCATCATTGAGCAGTACCGGGATCTGGCTGCAGTAGCAGTTGTACCGGTTGCCATTCTCGGCGTAGAAGTCCCGCACCTGCTCGGTGGTATAAACCTTGCCGTGACGGCTGGCATGCCAGCTGCGCGTAGTAGGCTTGAGCGCAGACAGCCATAACAGGCCAGTCTTCAATCCCAGCCTGTCGCCCGACCAGTCCGTTTCGTTCCACTGTGCCTGCCGCAGCGCGCCTACCTGTTCGGTCTGGGCGATGGTCTTAGCTTTCCCCATCGACACATCAAGGCGCTTGCTGATGACGCTGGCCGTCTCGCGAGGATTCACCCCGCGCGCTACCGCGTCAGTGATGATGTTGGTCAGATCGCCGCGGGCTGTATCGCTGATGACCTTCCAGTCACTGAACGTTGTCAGTCTGGCGGCTGCCACCTGATTAAGATAACCGGGGCTGTTTAAAAGCTGCTGTAGCGTCGTCTGGCTGGCGTAGACCTGAGACTGCTGCGAGAGGTTGTTGAATGCCTCCAGCGTTCCGCGCTGCGCCTCTGCGGCGACGTAATCCATCGCCCAGAGGTTTTGCTCGCCGCCTTCCAGCAGGTAATCGTCGAGAATAACCTGTACCGCTTCAAGCAGGTCGGCCAGTTCCTGCGCTGACATGTCGTAGATGAACTTGCCAGCGTTGACCTGGTAGAGCGTTGGCTCGTCGCCGTTAACGTGGCACAGGAAATGCCAGTTGTGGCTGTTAACCTCTCGCTCTCTCCCGGTCAGGCGCTGGTCGAACAGTACTTTCAGAGCGCGCTTGACGCCGAGATACCGGTCCTCGATATCCCGGAACATCGCGCTGACTTGCTTAGCCGATCGCGTCGGGTCAACCTTGCTGCGAGGAACTATCGGCAGCCCTACCTTTGCCGTCTGCTCCGGTGTCATCGGCCAGTGGATCATCGGTTGTCACCTTGTCATTCGGGTTAGGTGGTTGCTTTGGTTCAGGCAGAGGGTCGAGGCCTACAATCTCGCGTAGTTCGTTGGCCGTGAATGGCGGCTCGCCACCATAGAAGCCTGACGTTTTCTGCACGATATCGGCCAGCTTCGAAGCGTTCTCGATTTTTTCCTTCTCTCCGGGCGCCAGCAGGTCGGTCCATGAAATGGTGACCTCTCCATTTGTCGGCGGATCGATAATGCCAATGGTCCAGAAGCGTTCCAGCAAGGCTGTAATACGGTCAGTCAGAAAGCCGTTACGACGGGTATTACGCCGAATGGCCCAGTCTGTTTTATCCTCATCGCTCGCCAGGCGCCCGGTCTGCTGTCCAAACAGGATGGTGAACGGGATTTGCACTGACGCCGCAAGCTCGTTCGCGGTGACCTCCCACGTCGGCCCCGGGTCGCCTGGCGTTACGCTCAGAACGTGCATCTGCCCGGCCTGCATGACCGCCGCCGCATCGGTGCCGCGGTTAAGCTTGTTGACCTTATCGCCCATTGCTTCGCCGAGGTCGGCATAACCAGCTTTCCTCGCCTGGTCGGCTAGCGTGTTCATGTCCGTTTCTTTGCTGAACTCGACCGCGATCTGCCGGCTGGCATTCTTCAGGAAGCCCTCAGCGCCACCACCAGAAATCTTCTCAAGGTCGAGCCCTTTGTTGTATCCGGCCTCAAGTAGCGGGATGCCAGACAGAACGTTGTCATCTTCCGAGCCTTCGCAGAACAGGATCACCCTGCTTGGATGCACAGGCTCACCGCGCATCGGTCCGACGAAAGCCTCGTCTCCAACCGGCTGCTCGTTGAAGTTGAACATCTTCGGCTGGCCGAACGTCTCGGCCTGGCGATCGTTATCCCATTCGGCGACCGTCAGTTGCGGCTCCCATACAGGGATCAGCTTAACCAGAGCAGCTTCACCGAGCGTCTTCACCAGAGCGGTGTCGACCTCCTCATTCCATGGCCGGTTATCTTTTATCTGCAGTAACAGCGCAGAGTAGCGCCCCACCATATTGCGGCGATCGGCATCCTTCACCTTTGGCCACCATTTCTTCATGAACCTGGTGACTTTCTTTTCCCATGGGTTGGTTTTTTCCGCCTCCTGAGCCACATCACCGTCAACTATTACCGGATAGTCCTGCCAGCAACCATCCAGCAGACGATGCACCACAGCAAAGCCAGCGGCGTTACGGCGGTACATGTTGTAGAAGTCGTTAAAGGTGATCGTGCGCGGGTAGCCAAATTCCTGGTAAAGCGTCGGACGCTTCGTGTTCCCGCCACCGATACCGATGGCATTCAGGTAATTCGCTCGCCTCATTTCAGTGGCGAGATTGTTCACAGCCAGTTGAAGGTCGTTATCTTGTTCGCTCACTGGCGATGCTCCTTAGAAGAAGACTGCGCCAACCTTTTTCGGTGAGTGCAGTACGCGGTAACGAGTGCCATCCCAGTCATGATCTTCCTGCTGGGTGTCTACGTCGTCAGGGTTTTTATCGTCGCGGACAAGCACAGGGATACGGCTAATCCAGCCTCGGCAGTAGTCGAAAACGTAGAATGCTGGCTTCTCAGGCACGCCTGATTCCAGCTTTTTACCTTCGATAACAGCTTCCAGCATGTCAGCGAATAACGATGCGCCATTGATGCGGGAGCCGGGCTTTTTGTCAGCAGGCAACCATGTAACTCCCTGCGCTTCCATCTTCTGCGCGATCGATAACTCGTTATCACCAGTGTTGAATATCGCGCCGTCAGCCGGTCCAGGAATAACCTCGCTGCAGATGCCAGGCATAATGTGCAACTGACCTTGCGTAACCCCGTCGAGTTGAATCTCTCCCGGCTCGTCTGCATCTTCGCCCACCAGGCGCTTATCAATCCACGCCACGCCTTTCGCGACGTTGGTGGATGACATGTTCAGGCCTTTGTTCAGCTCATCAGGCGGGCAGCCGTACCACTCGCCGATTAGGAGCAGTGACCCAGCCGGCGGGCAGAACTGTCGACCATCAGGTAGCTCGGCGGCTGTTCCATCGGTCTGAGCCCACCAGAGGTTAGAGAACGGCTTCGACTCACCCCAGTCATGAGAGCGATCGACGGTCCAGCTATCCGGGATGCGGAACGGCTTAATGACGTGCAGCGCTTCATTCCACAGATGGTCAAATCTCCCGCCACTGGTCACATCCCAGGATCCCTCCACCCACGCTTTGCGCCGGTTTGGGTCTTTGATGGCCATCAGGGTCGCGATGTACTGCGGGTCGAGGTACGGGTTCTCTTTAAACGATCCGTGAATAGCCACGCGGGTAAGCGTGATTTCCTCTTCTCGTTCTGTCTGAGGGTTGAATACCATTTGCCGGTCGCGCTGCACTGTTCCGCGCGGCGCTGGCTCAATGAAGCGTTTCTTCACCCAGGTATGCCCGATGCCAAACGGGTTGGTCGTGCTAAACGTTTCCAGCGGGATCGGCTTAAGTAACTTGCCATTATCCAGCGGGTAGTTTTCCGGCCTGAACGATGAGCGTCGGCAGGAGAACATCATTTCGTAGAATTCAGGGGACTGCTGTTTCGTCAGCTCGTTAAAGCCAATGAACGGGAATTCCTGCCCGTGAAAATCCCAATAGTCGTCTGCCTCTTTGCCGAAGCGGAAGAGAAGCTCCTCGCCTGTGGGCCACACCCATCGCAATTCGCTAGCAGATGACAGATATCGAGCACCATCGTTGAACAGACGGAACATACGCTTCGACTGCGTGATGATGTCGGCAAGGTTCTTATATTCGGTATCGAAGATGACGCCACGCCAGAACGAGCCATAGCCCAGGCCAACATTGCGTCGGAACCGGGCCAACTGCGCAGCAGTTTTACCGGGTCCGCGAGTACCTTCGAAAAGTATTTCGTTACACGGGCAACTCAGAGCCAGAGACTGTGATCCTGGCAGTGGCTTCCATACAGCTTTGTAATTCATCCACCGAGCACCTCACCCTGTTGTTTCTGCGCCGCCGCCTCCCAGTCATCCACGTTATCGCTGGTTGGCACCAGCATGACGTTATGCGTAACCTCTTTCGTTTCAGCCTTATTCTCAATGCTGTATGCCTCGCGCTCGAGGCCGATAAGCGTTTTCAGGCTGTCGCTCAGGTCTTTCATGGATTTAACGCGGGAAGGAAGACTGATTATTTTGTGGTAGAGATCGTTGAGCTTATCCATGCCTTTGTCATCAGGTGATCGCATCATCTCGCCCAGGTCTTCAAGCGCGGCCACGTTGCCACACTCTCCGGCCAATTCATCGAATAGCGTGTTGGTCAGTTCGCGAGCCCGCCGGATGTCTCCCCGGTGCTCCATGCGTACCGTTGCGATAACCTCGGCTGTTGCCTCTATCAGTACGCGTTCGGTCAAAGTGCTTTCGTTGCGTACCGTCCTGCGTACCTCCCGCTTGCGTACCAAGTCGTCAGCCTTTTGCTGAATCTTCGCATTCAGGTCGCGCGACCAGTCGTCACGCTTGGCACGCTTACGGATAGCGCCTTCGCTGATACCGTGCTGCGATGCAATTTCTCGGAGAGACATCACTCCGGCCCGGTACGCCGTCTCGATGGCCTCCCAGTCCGGTTTGCCCATTCGTTACTCCGTTTTCTTTTGTGCTGGCTGAACCTTTACGCTCTGGCTGATGCCATACTTCACGATAAATGCGGATACCTTTTCGTAATCGGGCTCTCGCTGTACCATCTGGCAGAATAACGTCAGCGTTTTGAGATAGAGCGGCAGCCACCAGCGGCTTTTTACTTCGACTGAAAGCGTGCATATCGTCATGGTCTGTCACCGGGTAGCGTTTAGATTCGGGCAGTTGGCCAGCACCGATTTGTTGTGCGCCAGAATGTCGCGCTTCGTCTGTTTATCCAGCGCGTCGATATCGTAGTCAGTCAGGTAGATGATCCGCACCCAACTGCACGCGGTATCAACCACCACCGGGGCGGGTAAAGTGCTCGCGCAGCTCACGATCAACATCGTCATCAGGCATATGGCTAACAGTCTGCTGTACATCGCTGGCCTCTTTCGTTGCTTGCGCCTTACGTTCTGCTACGGCGACGTTAGCCGCGGCCTTCTCTTCGGTGCGCTGTTGCTCGGCCTTGGCTTCTGCCTTGCTGGTTCCGCGTGAATGGCCTAACCCAAACGCGCCAGCGATTAAGCCAAGCAGAACGACTACCAGTCCGCTGATAAATTCAAGGCTCATTGCGCCTCCTGCTGCTCATCGACTTTTTCTTTCAGCTTTGGCTGCCTGACGTATTGAGAGAGGATAGCGAGCACCACAAGAGCCGGGCTAATCATCGCCACAACGTTAGGCGGCAGAATACCTTTGATATCCGGCGGCAGCATTGCCCAAGCATGAAGAGCAGCATCCGGGAATGATTGAGCCCATACACCGACCAACGCACCGGCAGCGCCCAGGCGGACGGACCATGTTTTAAGCAGCAGCCGGGCATGACCAACAAACTCCAGCCGGGTATATTTGCGCAGTAGCAACAGGACGAGGACGGCCACCAGCGCCAGCAGAGCGAAAATAATCATCTTCATAGGCTCACCCGCTCTTTAACCCAGCCGTACAGGAACGCCTCGTTAGCTGGCCGAGCTTCAGCAAGCTCAAGATAGCGGGCACCCTGGCTACAATTCAGCCCCTTCAGCAGCGTGGTTTCGCCATCTTTGCCACGAACGGCGAGATAACTTTTCAGGGCAGCAATGGTGATGTTGCCGATCGCGCCGTCCGGCTTCAGGTCCGGATATAGCTTGCCCTGCATATTCAGCGCCGATAACCAGCGCTGCAGGAATGTACTGGCGACACGTGGTCCCATGTTCACGCCGGTATCACATAACTCCTGCGCAATGGCTGGCGACAACTCGGCGATGCGGTCAAACTTCGGTTCAGTCCAGTATTGCGACAGGTAAATGGCTTTGGCGGTTTCCCGTGGTAACGCCTTCATATCACCTGCGTAACCATATGCGCGGGCGGTAGTCTGCGTGATACCCCAGCGCGTTGGGCCGCCTTTATCATTCGGGTTATTTACGTAACCCCCTTCTTTACCGAGGATTCCCTCGATAATCTGATCTGCTGTCATGGCGCCTTAACTCCGGTAATGCGCTCCCAGAAATAGGTCAAAGCAACAGAACCCATTGCCCCGCTAATTCCGGAAGTGGCCAGTATCATGTAAATGCTCAGTCCGCTTTCAATGCTCACCAGGCCAGCAATAACGCCGGTAAACCCTGAAACCACCATTTGGGCAAGAGCATTGATCAAGCTCCATGTTGCCTTGCTCTGCTTCACATCTATCAGGTAGCGGACAAGTCCACCCCAGCAAGCAATGATCAGCAGAACCAGCCAGGACATCCCGGCAATGCTCTCTTTGTCTTGCATACGTTTAGCCATAGTTACCGCCTCCGATGAAAGATCGGGAAGCTGTGTGTTTGAAAAGGGTCAGGCCCGTCGGGCTGGATTTAACAACGAAGCATATCGATGACGATTCCTGCGCGACCTGATAATAAAAAAACCCGCACGTTGGCGGGTTTGTATATTTTACTGACTGAAATTACTTATCGTCTTCAGTCCGATTCACTGGGTTGGTGATTTCAAATAAGCGTACAACCGGTTCAGAATCACCATTGCTCACTGTAGTTTTGATCGTGTGATCGTCTCTTGGAGTGAACTTGACATCCACTTCATAACCCATCGCCGCATGTTCATCACACAAATACGCGTTTGTATTCTGAGCCCATATAGCAGAAAGATCATCCAACTCACGACGAAGGCGAACCCCGATGATTTTGTTTGCTGGCTTGCCACAACCTTCAATAATACAGATGCCTGACATCTTGTTTTCCTTTACTGGTTAACCAAAAGGGAAACTAACACATCATTAAAGGTTATTCAGCTTTTTTGCTGAATGTAACAATCCCCTGCTCAATGTTACCCTGCAAGCCAATTCTGTCTTTTGCAACAGAGCAATGCTCGCCAAGCAATTCAAAGCCCACTGCATTTCTCGATAGCCTGTCTGCTACCAACAAAGAAGTGCCGGAACCAGCGAATGGATCCAATACAACATCACCTTCTTTGGTGAAAAGCTTAATGAACCACTCCGGCAAAGCTTCAGGAAATGCAGCACTATGGTTTTTATTACCGCATTCCGTGGCCATGTGTAGAACATTAGACGGATAGGCCATATCTCTACCTTGCCAGTTAGAGATATTTTTCCCAAATCCGCTTCCTACGCTGGACTCATCTCGCACGGTATCCTTGGCGCTGAGCTTCTTGAGTCGTTCCTTTCTCCAGTCTCCCATCGGGACCATTACAGCTTCCTGATACATGGCGAATTTTCTGGATTTAGTGAAATGAAGGCACCGTTCCCATGAGTCTCTGAAACGATTAGGCCATTTACCAGGGAAGGAATTTTTTTTATGCCAGATATACTCTTCCGTCCAGTACCACCCCATCTGACGCATGCGAAGAATCAACTCAAGAACATAGGTATGTCTCTCGCCATCTACGGCTTTTTCTTTGATATTAAGAATAAAAGACCCTGACGGCTTCAGAACCCTTAGCAGCTGCTCCGCGATGGGTGCGAACCAGTCAACATATTTGTCAGGGGATACCCCACCGTAAGTGCCTTTTCGCTGATCAGCATAAGGAGGGGATGTCACCACTAAATCTACGGAGGATCCCTCCATTAGCGACAGCAATTCAAGGCAGTCGCCATGATAAAGGTGCGTTCCTTCTGTCTGGATTGTTACGGTGGCCTTTTTTAACATCCTGCATTACCTCAAAGTAAAAGTAACTGGAGAATATCAGGCATTAATGCCCAGGTCCATACCTTTGTGCAAAAATAATCGCCTACATCATCCTTTCCAGCCCCTCTTGGTGTAAGGGCTTGAACTTGATTTCATTTCTCCGGCGAGCCTTTCATATAAATGGCCGCCAGATGGATTTACGACAAAGCACAAAGTGAATGGCGTTCTGGCGGCACAAATAAAAAACCCGCTCAAGGCGGGAAGGAATACCAAGGGTAAAAAGTGACGGCGCGGTAGCCGTAATGGTCCCAAGGTAGAGGGATTTAGAAGGCTGCAGCATAACTATCACTGGTGATGCAGGATAGTCAGTTAGGGCTGCAGCTCGGTTTCGTGAGTGGTGGCCGGTGCTGATCTCCGGCTTGCTACCTGGATTGGCCGGGAGGGTGACGTCCCCGTATAGCTATCCCGAATTTTCGCGCATCAGCCTGCGCATTCACCACAACGTAAAGAGCACTGCGGCGGAATCGAACCGCATCTGCATGAGCCGCATTTCCCAGATATGCTACTTACAACGCTCTTAACTGTTATGGGCTCCGTTTCGTGGAGCAACGACCAGGTGATCAGCCTGGTACCGGTAGAGACTTATTTTAGGCCCTTCAGCCTTTGCTCAGTTCTGGTGCTGATTGACGGAATCGAACCGCCGACATCCTGCTTACAAGGCAGGCGCTCTACCTGCTGAGCTAAATCAGCAATCTGGCTCAGGACTCTCGCGTATGAGCTTCAGCGTGTAGTGCGGCACGTATTCACTCAAGAGCCCTGACCGGATTGCGGACACGAAAAAGCCCCGCACGATGGCGAGGCTCTAGATTTGGTCGACAATCGAAGCTATGGCGACGATATCAGATTTACATGAAATATATGCCTTTCAGTTCGGTTTTGCAAGATTTACATCGAAATTTGTCGCCTTTTGTTGTGAACGTGATCGTGTTACCGATCTGAGAGCATCACTGTCAAGCGTCACAAAGCTGCTGCGCATCGCCAGCCAATGAGGGAGATAAGTTTCTGTCCATGTGGACTTTACTACCCCAACCAGCTCCGCCAGCGACTGGTATTCATAAGTATCCCGGCCTGCCAGCTCTGCTTTGACGTCTTGCGCTGCCAGCCAGATAAGCTGACGCAGGCGATCGACCGTTTTCTTTGCTATACGCACGCCAGCCAGTTGCTTACTGTATTGCTCCCACGCCCACCGGGTTATCGTTTCCTGGTGCTCCCAGCGGATATTGTCGCTGTAGTTCCACAGCAGCCAGGATTTCTGGTGGTCTTCCAGCGACAGCAGAGCCCGGCGCCAGCTGGCCGTAGAATACTCAACGGGCAGAACGAGGGCTATTGCGGAGCCTTTCGCGCGGGACTGCTGCCCGGGAATTGGCGGGCTGGATGGGTTTACCATGCGGCCGGTTACCGGGTCGGCTACTTTCTTCCGTCCCCGGCTGCGCGCCGTAGCGGTGAATTGCGCGTTCTCTGCAAAGGCTACCAGTTGCCCTTTCGTCGCGCCGCTCAGATCGGCGGTGGCCACTATCAGCTGCTGGCGAACAAATTCTAAATATTGCGCTGTCATGCTGTCTCTCCCAGGGTCTGATAGATGCGAACGAAATTCTTGAGGATGCGGTAGTCAACCAGCACGGTGCCACTGCTGCGTAAAAGACGGAGCTTTATCCAGCGGTCTCGGATGCGTTCGATAACGTCCCGGCTCATGCGGCCTCCATTTCGGTAATGGTCAGCTCAAGCCGCCCACCTTTGACGACAGGCATTCTCTTCACGCTGTAATAATCAACCTGCTGGTCATCGAGCCAGAAACCTGATTTCGTCAGAGCATCGAATGCAGCCTTTTGCAGGTTGTCCAGGTCACGGCGCCGGCGATCCGGCATGTGGCACTCAATACGGATTTTCAGTGGTGTGGCCAGGCCGATATCAAGCATCGAGTCTTTAATGATTCTGGCGACGCTGTCGCGGTATGCCTGCCCTTCCGCGCTGATGTGTGTGCGCCCGCGATTGTGTCGGTAGTAGCGGTTGTTGCTTGGCGGCCAGGGTAATGAAATGCGATATTGGTTCATGCTTTTATCAACCCCTCTTTCATCCAGATAACCTGCGTTCGGGCCATTCCCTCCAGTGCGCACTCTTTCGCATACTCCGCATCTACCAGGCGCGTGCGGCGGTCTATTTCATCGTGACAGGATGAACAGGCGATAGCGGCGATCAGATCAGGCGGCTTAATCCCGGTCCCGCACAATCCAGCAATGCGGATATGGGCCAATACCGTGGTTTCAGGGTTACCGTTGCAGACGCCCGGGATGCGAACCTGACATTCGCGACCTCGAGCTGCTTTGCGTAAATCAGCCATGGCTTTTCCTCCGGGCAGCGCGGCGCAGCCAGCGGACATCTGCCAGGTGAGCCGTATAGTGAAATGTCGGGATGTCGGAAGGTTTAACTTCGGCTTTGCGCTTGCGGCGAGCGGGCACGCGGAAGATGCCGCGCTCAATGACTTTTGCGAGAAGGCAGCTCATCACGCCTCCTGCTTATCGCGCAGTTGCTGATATTCGCAACCGCTTGGGATAGTCAGGGCCAGGCCGAACTGGGCGCACCACATTTCAACCTTCACCAGAAAAATGTGCATTTCCCCGGTATCAAGGTCGGCAGTGTGGCGAGGCTCCCAGGTGGTGGTCTTCTCGCCGGTAATGAAGTCGGTGTAGGTCACCTCTTCGCAGCCGAGATAGGTCTTTTTGAGGTTGCGCTTAACCCATTCAGGGGTCGCGTCGGTACGTCCGGAGTTAATCAGGTATTCGCTGATTTCCGTGTACCACATGTGGCTGAGGGCGTTTTGCGACAGGCTGCGCTTCTCACGCCACGGCTTCACCTGCAGGCGGAAGCACTGGCCAGCATCCAGCAATGGCTGAATCTGCTGGCCAATAGCCGCGAAGTTGCCGCGATGGAGTTTGATGCCGTCTACTGGAAGTGTCATACGGCCTCCTTAACGGAAACCGCAGAATGCAGGAAATCGCCGGTGACGGACGCCATCGGTGACAGGTGTTTCTTTGAAGTTTTGTGCGCCATGTGTCCCCACTTGGCGCCGGAAGCAAGTTGTCAGTTGCTCAGGCTGACAAGGGAATTATGACGGGCTAAATCCCAAATTGCAAAACGAGCATAGGCTATTTTTTCTCATTCTGGCTGGCCATTTCGATGTAGCGCGGATCGGATGCGCGGGGGAGTTGAATGCTCTGTTCGCGGTAATAGCGCACACGCTCCATGAAATACTCTCGGAGGTGCTCAGGCTGCTCTCTGGCGACCACTTCGGCGACCACAGGCATGTTCAGGCGCTCTTTGTAGGCGACACCGGAAGCTGCGAGGTCAGTGTTGACCTTATCGCGCTCTTCCTGGCTTTTGGCTGCAATGTTCCACTGTGACATTAGTCCACCTTAAGGCTGCCAGCCCATTCCGTAATTGCCTGTTTCATGCAACCATTTATGTCCACACTCAGTACAAATATAGTAGCTTTCCTTAGTGCCACGACCATTCAGACTCATGTATTCCCCTTGTTCTTCAGGAATATGCTTCATGCACTCTAAAGGTGGTTGATGCCGCTGCCTTGGCTGCTTTTCACACACAGAACATGTCATAAACAACTCCCCTCAAAGAGAAAGACCACACGATAGCATGGTCTTTGATATTTATCTTTGCTCCGCATCACTACAACTGCGCGGCTTTGCGTTCTGCGGGGGATTTAGGCACCTTTCGCCTCCCGTCTCATCTTGGTGATTGGGTTATTCCAGGAGTCGATATCCTCCTGAATCACCCTGCCGCTACCGTGGCACAGCTCGCAGGAAGAAAGAAGCCCGTAGCAGACCGGGCATTTCTCAAACGGTCCAAACTGACGCCGCCACTTCAGCAATGCTGCACGCTTGCCGATTTCTTCAATGGTGCGCATCCTTAACCTCCTGCGGGCCAGTTGGCAGCGGCATCCAGTGGGTTACGGTGACAGGAATGACGTTATCAATTGGCTCTTCACTTCCGCTCCATGAAACATCCTGCAGCCATAACTGGCCGTTGAAAGTTGCATGAATTGGCTCATCTTTTGCCGGAAAGCATAATACCTTCACGCCAACGTCTGGCATCTGCTCGCTTACCGGAATCCATTTACCCGGCACGGTGGCAGGGTCACTGCCGGGAGACTGCGTGGCGGCTGCGAGCTCACGAACAATGCGCTTAATGCCGTCGACACGGTCATCATCAACAGGGTCTACCGTTTCAATCCGATCAAGCATCATCAGCGCTGCGTTTGCTTTATCGTTGCATGTCCAACCATCCGGAATTACCGGAGAGTTGCCAGCTAAAATACGCTTATTAAGTTCAAGTGCCACTCTGGCGATAATAGATGTTGTTGGTGAATGCATGTGGGGATTGCTTGCCACACACTCCAGCCACACCACATCATTAAAACGATCGAAGTCAAAATCATACGGCACTACCGGAACCGGCTGCGCGTGGCGATAGAGCGGCGCTATGTTTCGCTCCAGGTCGGTAATGACGCTCCAAATAGGGACTGACTCGACGCCTTGTTTCGCCATATCACGATAACTGTCGGCATACGCCAGCACAGGATTGCGATCCGGATCTCTGTCCGCTACCGGCTGCACTGGCGGCATATCTGGACCTTTGCGAATGGCTTTTGCCAGCTCGATAGGGTCATCGTAAAGCCAGTCTCCAGTGTCAGGGTGATTGGCTTCTGCCAGTTGGGTGGCCCATTCCAGACCATCTTTGTGTCCCTGCAGGTAGTCGAGAGGCAAACACCCTGACTCGCCGTCCATTGCGGCCAGCGCCATGCTGTCGATAATTGCTTGCAGCCTTTCCGCCTCCCTTTTCCATGCGGCCAATGATTTTGGATTTTTATCTATGGTTTCAATTTCATCAGACATTTTTCGCCCCCTTGAACATATCGCACTGGCAATTTTTAGCTTTTCGGCCGCTACCACACGGGCATTTTTGATTACGTAATTCACCGGGAACGATTTTTACCATAGAGCGCTTACGTTCCTCTTCTCGCTCCATATCGCGTAAAACCAATCTCCAGTCACGCATCACTCAGCCTCCACCTTGATGCCAGCGGCGGCCAGAAGAGCCAGAACTAAATCCGCTTCATATACATCGATGCCCACCATCCAGTCTGCAACCGATACGGCGGCTGGCAGCTTCACGGTGCGGGACTCCAGCTCGGTGATGCGCTTCTCGGCCTCTCTGAATTTATCCGCCCAGCGATTACTGGCGGCGAAAGCCAGTAATCGCTGTGATTCAAGCTCTTCAAGCCGCGACGACATTTCCGCACAATCTTCAAAATTGCTAATTGCCTTGCGTTCCCATTCGGCGCTTTGCTCAGCTTTAGCAATAACCGTATCAGCCAGTTTGCAGAGTAAATCACGCGATTTATCGTCAATTTCGCGCCAGTCATCAAGGTCAACCGCTGCCGCTTCACATAGCGATTTCCATTCGTTTTCGTGCTGCTGCGCCTTCTCCAGCGCCTCTACCAGCGCGAGGAATTCATCCCATTTCATGATTGGCGCGTAAGTATCATTACCGCCGTGTTTCAGCTTCACATCTGAGATTATGCGCTTGACTCTCTGCGCCAGTTCGGTGATATCAGTCATTGGGCCTCCTTGATTTCGTCCCATTCCACCCAGGCATTGTCGCCATCAGCATCAATCTCGCCTTTATGGCCGCATTTTGAGCACTTAGCTTTATCGCCAGCCCATAGAGCTTCTGGAGTGGTAGACCAACCGGTGACTCTAACTGTTCTGTTGTTGCAATTAGGGCACTTATCTAGCCAATTAACCTCTACAGTCACAGGTCCGAATCCGTACTTAGCTCGAATGCTCATTTGTCGGCCCCCTCGCGCAGCTGGCTTGCAAAATTGACCATCGCATCATGAAACTCGATTGCCCCTGAGGTTCGCTTCTCGGCTTCTTCGTAGCTGATATCAAGCCTGTCCATAACACAGTCAGTTTCAAGATAGTCAGAGCAGGCATCCAAAGAAGCGGTAATCGCATCAGCCTTAATCCCGGCATAGAAGCTATCGGTAGCGGGGAACGGGTTTTCAGCGTTAACGTCGCGAGATACGTACATGTTGATTTCAGATACGTAATCCAGCGGTACTCCCGCAAACATGCCGTCTTCACCCTCAGAGAAATACTCAACGTGGTTGTCGCTAATATCGGTCAGCAAGCGAAGCATCGTCACGTTCTCCGCAGCCAGCTGCTTAAACGCTTTCGCCAGCGCCATAACCTTTGTCTCTTTGATCGACAGCTCGCCTGCGCTCTCCAGGGAGGCGATGAGCTCGTTTACTGTTTCGATGTTCATTTTCTTACCCCCGCCAGGCACTGGTTAAAAAGGTTGGTCATTGGGTTTACGCCGCCAGGACGCTGGCGATACTGAACAGACGGATCGCTTTCGGTTACGGCTGTTGTGTCAATCAGGGTGTAGCGGTAGCTCCTGCACTCACCTTCTCGCTTAACCTGGCCGTCACGGTGAATCTGCCATAGGGAGGAATTGACCACTGAAGAGTCAAGCCCGGTACCGCGGCGGATATCCTGAAAGCTGCAGCAAGGATGCTGGCCGATGAAGTTAATAACGGCTTGTTTGCCAGAGTTCTTTTTCATCAAAATCCACCCCGCTTGGTTGGTTTTTCCTCTTTCTCGCGCCGGCGCTGACTGGCAGCCTCCTGATCGCAGTCATAAATCGCCCCGTGACGTTGCTCGCAATAGACAACACCAGTCTCACCATGCCGGTTAAGGCGTAGGAGGAGCTCTGTGTCACTCTGGTTTGCGTTCTCGTCGTAGGCGCCCTCCCGGTATATGGCCAGCCAGTAATCGCAGTCCTGTTCAATCTGCCCGGTGTCGCGGGAGTCACTCGGCAAGGGGCGCTTATTGGTTCGCTTCTCAAGCTCACGGTTAAGCTGAGTCAGGAGAACTACGACGCAATCCAGCTCCTTAGCCAGGGTCTTGAGGCCTTTGGTGATCAGCCCGTAAGCCAGGTCATTTCGTTCTGCCTTATCGGCGGTCATCAGCGTCAGGTAGTCAACGAGGATCATCCCGACCTTGCCGCGTTCTCGCTTGATGCGGCGTGACTCAGCCATGACGTGCGCCAGTGAAATACCGGGAGTGTCGTCAATCAGGAGGTTGTTGGTATCAATCAGGGCGCCCATAACGCCAGTAGCTTTTTTCAGGTCGCCATTCCAGTCTCCCTGATACCCGTAGTCGTCCTTAGTCATGTCCGGGTAAAACAGGTTTGGAGAGATCCGCCCTTTCTGCGCAGTGATTTTCTCCACCATCTGCCCCTCCGGCATTTCCAGGGAAAACATGAGGGCCGGCTCGTTCTCGACCGTAGCGCAGTTGATCCCCATCTGGGTGTAGAGCGTGGTTTTACCCATCTTCGGGCGAGCGCCGATAACGAACAGGCTGCCACGCACAATGCGTTTCACACCGAGAAGCTCATCCAGAGAGCGGATCCCGGTCGACAACCCGCGGGAACGACCATCCGGCTTGAGCCTTTCGTCGAATTCTGCTGACCAGTCAGTGACAGCGTCATAGAAAGTGCGAAGCCCTGTCCGCCGGCCGGTTTTTACGTGCTCGGTTATCTCAGTGAACAGCCCCTGAATGGCATCGAATTTCTGCTCTGCCGTCATTCCGTTGCGGGAGTACAGCAACTCGATTGCCTTCGTTGTTTTCTCGATACCGTAGCGTTCCATCGCGGTCTCACGGACACGCATTGCATAGGCCACGATGTTCGCCGCGCTTGGCGTGTTCTTGGACATTTCAGCCAGGTATGCAAAGCCCCCAACGGTCTCTGTTAGCCCCTTGCTTTCCAGAGCATCAAACAGGGTCAGCAGATCGACCGGCTTATGGTCGCGGTACATCTGGCGCATTTCAGTAAAAATGACCTGGTGCTGACGCGCGTAGAACGATTCTGGCTTGAGGATAGAAAGCACCTTCTGAGTACGCTCACTGTTGTCATCGTCAAGCAGGAGCCCGCCCAGCACGCTCTGCTCTGCTTCAATGCTGTGCGGAGGGGTCATGAAATCAGAGGTCATCACAGGCCCCCTCGCGCGTTTTGGCGTAAACATCGATGTTCAGGAAGTATTCCAGCGACTTGCGGCGCCAAGTTTTCCCGGTGCGCTGATCAGGGCGATTCTCAAGCATCCAGCGGCAGTTACTGGCGATGTAGCTCAGGTAAGACTCCCAGTCAGCCAGGGTAAAGCTGTGGCCATCAAGCTGACGGGTAATTTTGTTGGCTTTCTGCCAGAACGAGCGGATCAGGTTGCGGCGTTTATCAGTAAGGACCCTGATGCCCTGCGCTTCCGGTAACACCTGGTGATAAACTTCGACAACCTGCTCACAGCTGAGAGACTGTTTTTTAGGTTCGGATTTTGGTGACGCTGATGCACTCTCTTCTACGTCAGTAGAAGAGATATTATTTAATATATTGTTTGTGGCACTTTGTTGGCATTCTGTTGGCACAACCTCGCCGGTACGCAGCGTGGTTACTGGGTTTGCGTTGGCACTTTGTTGGCATTCTGTTGGCACAAAAAATTGCTGATAATCGTCATATTTGGTGACGGTTAAGAGTGTAAATTTCTTGTTTGCCAGGGTGGTGATCATGCCCATTTTCGCGAACTTGTTCAGCAGGTACTTAACCCTGTCAGGTGCTATTCCCGTGTCTTTCGACAGGGTATGTCGCCCAGTGATCACCTGACCGCGGGAAACCGGATACTCACCAAGCTCTGTGGTTACCATCCCGTCAGCTGAATTCACCTCCATGATGAGATGGATCCACAGATGGACGGCTTCACTGTCGGTCTTGTAGAACGGCAGCTCTCTTACTTTACGGTGCAGGAATACCAACCCCTGCCCTGATGGCTGAGGTTTCTCCATGGGCTTCTGAGACCCTCTAAAATCGGATATGCGGAGAACGTTACTCACGGCCTTCCTCCTTCCGTTTCAGCTCTTCCAGGATGGCGCGCATTTTCATGCCAACCACCGGGTTAACCGAGCGAATGAAGCGATCGCGGGTAACATTTTTGTGTGTTTGTGCCTGGTAAAATCTGTTGCTCTTAGGCATAATTACTCCTGTGAATTTGTTCAGTTAATTCGCATAGAAAGCCGTTAGTGTTGCTGCACTGCGGCTTTCGCCTTTTCTGCCCTTCATTAGTCCCATCCCAACGGTCCTGGTCGGCACCGCTCTGCACGTAATCCGATATCTGCCAGCGTTTCTACTGACTGCAGGTAGTGGCGGGAAACTACCACCGCCTCCGGCGGAACAACCTGCAGACCCAGCGCTGATATTTCCTTCGCCATTTCGGCGTAATACCCCTCGCTCTTGCGGCGACTGATTGTCGACTCGCTAACCCCTCGCATTTCCGCAAAAACCTTTTGGCCAATGGACAAAAGCCGGTTTAACAAAATGCCTTCAATCTCAATTGGGTTGAGGATTGGCGGCTCTAACTTTCGGGCTATTGCATTCTCCATCTGTGATACTTCCTCTGGTGGTGTTTGAAAGGCCGATAAAATCGGCAACTTATTGAGATTGAGATGGCATCTCGCCATAAAGCAGCCACTTAGGGTCGCAATGGAGCGCAGTTGCCAGTTCGAACAAATAACGTGGGCGCTTGGTTGTCCCGGCCTCAATTGCCTGCAGAGACTGCTGTCTCATGCCAACTTTTTTTGCTAATTGCGCCTGAGACAGATTCATCTCTTCGCGCTTTTTTTTGAGGCGTTGCGAAATGGTTTCCATGTTACCTCCTACAGTTTTATCTGTATTCTGTGACAGTTATTTCTGTTTGTCAATTACAGTTTTAACTGTGAATATCAAGGCATACATTGAGAGGGATTTATGAGCCTTGCAGATCGCGTAAAGCAAAAGAGAATTGAGCTCGGTCTAACGCAGACCGAGGCAGCGTTGAATGCCGGAATAACGCAGCAGTCATGGCAGAGCATTGAAAAGGGAGACACCAGAAAACCGCGTAACATTATTGGCATAGCTAAGGCGCTAAAGTGCGATCCTGACTGGCTAATGAATGGCGGAGCCTTTATGCCTATTGCTGAAGTTAGCAGCAAGAAGGTGCCTCTCATAAGCTATGTCCAGGCAGGGGCTCTCGCAGAAAAAAATCCCATTGAGGCATTTGATGGGAGTTTTGAGTACATCCTTACAGACAACGAAGTTTCTGATTTTACTTTTGCTTTACGCATCGAAGGCGATTCGATGGAGCCAGACTTCAAGGCTGGAGATGTGATCATTGTAGACCCCGAAGTTGAGCCAACCCCCGGAGAGTTTGTTGTGGCCAAAAACGGTGGGGCTCAAGCGACCTTTAAAAAATATCGGCCTACTTACACGGATCACCTGGGCTGCCAGCATTTCGAGCTTGTGCCATTGAATGATGATTACCCGATTATCAGTAGCGAGCATCAACCACTAACAATCATCGGCGTGATGATTGAACACAGAATCTATCGAAGAAAGCGCTAAACCCCTCCCCCTCTCAGAATAGAACCGGCGTATGCCGGTTTTTTTTCGCCCCATCAAAATAAATCACCTTTCATTACAGTTAGATATGTAATCAATGACAAAAAATACAGTTTTGTCTGTTGACGAAAATACAGTTTTATCTGTAAATTTAAGCCATCCAAACAACAACGTTGGCGCCGGTAATAGGTAACAACGCTCCGTTAGCCGCGATAAGGCAAAGGTGAAGAGATGATCCGCGAAGAAGACAAGCCTGCATGGCGTAATTTTTGGTTAAAGGTCGTTCCGTTTTTGGTTGCAGTCCTCGTAGTTAGCATTCAGTGCTGGGGTGGAAAATGAGCAAACAAGGCATTCGTTCACTGATTTACTGCCTGCTGATCTGCGGCGTTATCTGGACAGCGTTGATTATCAAAATTCTGCACGTTACGGGGGTGTTCAGTGGTTAGTCATCATTACGGGACACAGACCGTTAACCGCGGCGCCGTTCTGCCAGGAATGCTCGTCAAGCATCGGGAAAGCACCTGGACAGCGTCAGCAAATAAACGCGGCCGCCTGTACCTGCATCGCGGGATTGAGCGGACTTACACAACCGACTTGCTGGTTGAAGTTTATCTGAACGGGTTGGGGCAAGGCCTCCGCCGTTAATCGAACCAAAGAATTTAACTGAGCTATCAGGTAGCCATTACGGTGCCGGGATTCTTACAACCTTTTTAAGGAGTAAACCATGCAACCTTTACCGCGTTTAACTTCTGAACGTCTTGCCTCCTTGCCTGCCGGCACACGCCTGAAAATGGGTGGCCACATCGTGAAACTGATAGGACGCGGGTCATTTACTAATGCAGCCGGTATCACCCAGAACATGGTCGATTACGTCGATTCCCGCGGCGTGCCGGGCAGTTTTGAGGAAAAGATTTTTCTCTCTACTGCAACCGAGCATCTCAACGCAGTTCAGTGCGAACACTGCTTCGCTCTGCGCCATCCGAAGGACTGCGTTGTCCGCTCCATCACGAACTATATGACTACCCGCCAGGCGCATTTCTGCGACGACAAGGGATGTGCCGAGAAATATTTCATTAAACACCCGGGGCGCCAGAAATCTGGACGGAGAACGAAATGGTAAGTCAGAACGCAATGCTGGCGCTGGCCATGGTGATTCTCGCCTATGACCTGCAGCCAGTAGACCTCGAAAGCGCCGCTAACCAGTTGGCTGAATTTGATGCAGTCAACGACGCACACACAGAGACAAAAGAATGTTGAGAGTTATCGACACAGAAACGACCAGTCTGGAAGGAAGTGTGCTGGAGATTGCCAGCGTGGATATCGTCGACGGCGTTATTTGCAACCCGATGAGCGACTTTGTTAAGCCCACTGAGGCGATAAGCTTCGAGGCTATGGCTATCCACCACATCACTGAAGATATGGTCGCTGACGCCCCTCTGATTAGCGAAGTTATCGGCCGTTACCTGGGCGCTGATGCGTATGTTGCTCACAACGCGAAATTCGATAAGTCCAAGTTACCTCAGATTGACGCCCCCTGGATCTGCACGCTGAAGTTGGCTCGCATCCAGTATCCGGAATTTGAGAGCCACGGTAACCAGTACATGCGTTATCGGCTGGGCCTTAAGCCTGAGTTGCCTGAAGGCCTTTATGCACACCGCGCGCTGTATGACTGCTATGTCACCGCCGAACTGCTGCTGTATATGGGCCGCCTGGCTAAGTGGACGATGGGAGAAATGCGCACCATCTCAAACAGCCCGTCACTGATGAAGGCGATCCGCTTCGGTAAGCACAAAGGACTGTCCTTCGAAGAGATAGCCAAAGTTGACCCTGGATATCTCCGTTGGTTGTCCAGCAACAGTGACGACGAAGACATCCTGTTCACCATCAAACACTGGTTGAAAGGAGCCTGATATGGGAACGCCTGTACTCATCCTGGGTGATAGCGGCGCCGGCAAGTCATACAGCCTGCGCAACTTCACGCCTGACGAAGTGATTTTACTGCAATGCATTCCGAAGATGCTGCCATTTCGCGCTACCGGCTGGAAGCTCAACGGGAAAGAGCTGCCGGATGGCTCTGTGCAGCGTGGAAACATCATCCGGTTTGATGCCTGGGATGCGGTGCTGGACTCCATCAACCGCATGGTGCTTTCGAAGACAAGACGCGTACTGGTTATCGACGATTTCCAGGTCGTCATGCAGCACGAAAACATGATGCGCGCATACCAGACCGGATATCAGAAGTTTACTGAAATGGCTGATCACGTGTGGCAAATCATTATGGCCGCTACACGGCTGCCGGACGACTTCAGGGTTTACTTCCTGGCCCATACCGAAGAGTCGGACGGGAAGATCAGGATGAAAACCACCGGCAAGATGTTGAACGAAAAGCTTACGCCCGAGGGCTATTTCTCCATCGTTCTCCGGGCCATCAAAAAAGACGGAAAGCACGTTTTTTTGATTAAGGGTGACGACAACGACACCGCAAAAGCGCCTCCGGACCTGTTCCCGGGGCTCACTGAAATGGATAACGACCTTAAAGCCGTTGACGTCGCTATCACCGAATTTATGACCGAATTATAAGGATCACAACCATGAACCAGCCAATGTCTTTTATATGGAATACCGAAGCCGCCACCCTGGCAAAGAAAGCAGGCGCTACTGGCGGAATTAGCGAAACCGGCGCTTATGAGGGATTCATTACCTCAGCCATTTATACCTTCGGTAAGGATGGCAGTCAGTCACAGGCGCTTGAGCTGAGCCTGGACAGTGACGGCGCAAAAGCCAACTACCTGCGCATTAACTACATCGGGAAAGATGGACAGCAAACTTTTGGCATGGGGTTGATTTCTGCCCTTCTCTGGGCTGCACAGATTAAAAGCGCTCAGCCAGAACAGGTGCAAACCGAAAATGGTGTTGAGTGGCATTGCCCGGCACTGATCGGCAAGAAAGTAGGACTGTTCCTGCAGAAGGTCCTGTACACCAAAGGTGATGGAACCGACGGCTATAAATTCGAGGTCCGCCACATTTTCCAGCCGGGTTCGCGTCGCACTTATGCCGAATACAGCGAAAACGAAGCGGCAACCGCTATCGCCGCCCTGGAAAAGTCGATGAAAGATAAAGACGATCGCGTTCAGGGTAATCCTCAGTTTTCCGGTGGCGGTCGCCAGCAGGCTGGCGCTAACCCTTATGCGCAAAACCCTAATGCAGTACCTCATTCCCGGCTGCAGCAAGCTGCCAGTCAGCACGCTCAGAACATCCAGAATCCGCCGGACTTCGACGACGACATTCCCTTTTGACGGGGTAGAGCATGAAACACGCTCAGGACGATATCAGGGTTGGCGCGGTGCGCCTTCCCTTTTTGAAAGAAGTGAAGGGCTGGCTTATGCCATGGGGTGAAGTGATCAGCAACCCTTTAAAGGCTCAGCGGATGGCTGAAGAGCTCGATACGAATGAAGAGCTGGACACGAAAAGAGGTGCGCAATGAATCGATACTCCCTGATTTACGCCGATCCGCCCTGGGCTTATGGGAACACAATCAGCAACGGTGCCGCTGTGGACCACTACTCGACGATGCGACTCATCGACCTGAAGCGTCTGCCTGTGTGGGAACTGGCTGCCGAAAACGCGGTGCTGGCGATGTGGTACACCGGCACGCATAACCAGGAGGCTATCGAACTTGCCGAGGCCTGGGGATTTACGGTGCGCACTATGAAGGGCTTCACCTGGGTGAAGTTGAACCAATTGGCAGAACTGCGCATTACCAAGGCTCTGGCAGAGGGAGAGGTTGCCGACTTTTACGACTTCCTTGCCCTGCTGAATGCCGAGACGCGCATGAACGGCGGCAACCATACCCGTGCCAATACCGAAGACGTGCTGATCGCCACCCGCGGCGCCGGGCTGGAACGCAAGCACGCTGGCATTAAGCAGGTGATCTACAGCCCGCTCGGAGCGCACAGCGAGAAACCGTGGGAAGTTCGCCACCGCCTGGAACTGCTCTACGGCGACGTGCCGCGGATTGAGTTATTCAGCCGCAGCGCAGCGCCAGGCTGGAGTCACTGGGGCAACCAGTGCGCCACCGCTTCAGTTGAGCTGATACCTGGCTGCGCCATCGATGTTGTTAAGACGGAGGCAGCATGAAGCCCGCGGCCTACTACAACGAGATCGACCCATTCACGGCTCAGTGGCTGCGCAACCTCATAGCCGCCGGGCACATAGCCCCGGGCGAAGTTGACGAACGGAGTATTGAAGATGTCACACCTGACGACCTCAGAGGATTTACCCAGTGCCACTTTTTCGCCGGGATCGGCGTCTGGTCCCATTCTCTCCGCCTCGCCGGATGGCCTGACGATCGCCCGGTCTGGACTGGTTCCTGTCCGTGCCAGCCTTTCAGCGCGGCAGGCAAAGGAGATGGGTTTGCTGACGAGCGGCACCTATGGCCCCACTTCTTCCATCTCATCAGCGAGCGCAGACCTCAGCATGTCTTTGGCGAACAGGTTGCAAGCGGTAACGCAAACACATGGTTCGACCTTGTACAAGCAGACCTGGAAGGAGTGGGATACGCCTTCGGACTTGTGCCGTTTACGTCAGCGGGCGTCGGTGCGCCGCACATCAGAGAGCGGGCCTACTGGGTGGCCAACGCCAACCACGATCGACAACAACCAGGTTGCAGGACAGGCAGCAGCCGCGAATGCGCCAAACAGGGGAACAACATTGGGCGGGGCGGCCAGAATGGCGGGCTGGGTAACTCCAACGTCCCGCGACTGGAAGGACTCAGCGGGAATGACGGCGCAGAGGGACGGGAAGGAACGACTGGACCAGCTGCCGCGCCAGGCGTTCATGACGGGCTGGCCAACACCGAGGGCAGTGGACGGAGAGAAAGGATCGAGAACATTGCAGGGGTGCGAATCGGAAATGCAGAGGAAGGGACGGCTGGACGATTTACCAAGCATGGCGGCATGGTCAATGAGTTCCGGCCCCTTGAGGTTAACGGTTTTTGGCGAGATGCGGACTGGCTCTTATGTCGAGATGGGAAATGGCGTCCAGTTGAACCCGGCACATTCCCGCTGGTTGATGGGGCTGCCGCGCGCCTGGGACGAGTCGAGCCCGGGGTGGCAAGATTGGCAAGCAGCAACCGCGTCGGCAGACTCAAAGGATACGGCAACGCCATAAACGCTCAGGCAGCTGCGGCTTTCATTCGCGCTTATATGGGGGCCGCATGACGCCAGAGGAACAGGAAAACGCTCTCCGCGCCCAGGCTCGTCGCTGCGCAGAAGAGATAACCAAAGCGATGAGCGTAAAGCCTAAACCGAAGTGGAACGCTGTATGCCCCCCATCCTTCGCAAGCACTACGAGAAGGTCCGGCCGATGGGTGTCAGCCTGGTGAAATTTGTCAGTGTTATCGGCCGCATGAATGGACGGTATGGAGTGGAATCATGAAAGAACGTGGAATGATTTTTAACGGGGAAATGGTGCGGGCCATCCTCGACGGTCGGAAGACGCAGACGCGGCGCCCAGTGAAATTCCCTGTACATGATGAAAACCTTGGGTGCGAGTTGGCTGGCAATGAACTGGCCGGGGAACTGTCGGCAGGCAACTATCTGAACAGCGCATTTGGCAAGCCAGACGATCGAATTTGGGTGCGCGAGACGTGGGGAGTCGTCAGCCACGAACTGGATGAGGATGGTCGAATCCAACCATGGACGCCAGACCGACCGGCTACAGCCATTCACGAAATGCCGTTTGGCAATGGCTATTACTCTGGCCACGCCATTTATGCAGCTGATGGTGATTTTACTTGGGGTGATGACGATGGTTATGAAGATGGTCGTTCGTGCTGGAAGCCATCCATTCATATGCCGAAAGCAGCAAGCCGCATTCTGCTGGAAATCACCGACGTGCGGGTTGAGCGGCTGAACGCTATCAGCGAAGAGGATGCACAAAGTGAGGGAGTGCATACCGAGGTATGGGACCAGACAGTAGTCGCAAGAAATTACGCAGTCCGTGATGAGTTTTTCCAGTTTTGGTCCGATGACATGCCCCACTACGTAGAAATGAATCAACTATATCGGTCCTCATTCAGAAGCCTGTGGGAATCCATCTACGGCGAGGAAAGCTGGAAGGCCAGCAGTTGGGTTTGGGTCATTTCGTTCAAGCGCGTTGAAGGAGGTGAAGCATGAGCTTCTTTGAAATTGACTCCCGATTTTTAATCGATACAGCATTTCACCGCCTGGAAATCATCCGTGACGATGGCCTGTATCGCCACCTTCGAATGCAGCAGCCGGGAACATCCTGCTATTACTATGACGTAATCACCTGGCCTGGATACTTAACCGTAACCGGCGACATGGGGACATGGACATTCAGTCGCATCGCGGACATGTTCGACTTTTTTGGCGCCTGGGAAGGCGGAATTAATACCGGTTATTGGTCTGAAAAGCTGGAGGCAGGTGCAGGATGTTCCGCCCGCGATTTACTGGCAAGAGAATACGACCACGACGCGTTCTGCAAAAGCCTGAAAGAGTCTCTGAGTGATTACCTGGAGGACGATGAAGATGCTGAGACAGAAGAGGATGAAGACTGGGACGACGATGACGATACACCGGATAGTGACAAAGCAGTGGTACGCGAAATCGTCCGCAACTTGTGCCGGGCTGGGTTCAACAATGAATGGGAGGCTTATCAGGCTGTTTATGATGCTGATTGGCCAGAGGGCTGGAGTGCATGGGATGTCTGCGAAGGACTGACATTTAAAACGTATACCAGCCATTTCCGATGGATTCTATTCGCCATCACATGGGCAATCAGCAAATACCACAACGCGAAGATTGTTGATAAAGCGATGGCTACGTTTTTGGCCGTTAAGGGAGTTTCAGCATGAGCGCAGAAATCATCGATCAGGCCAACGAGCTGGCAGAGCGCCGGCTTGAGCTAACCATCCAGAACATGCGGATCAACTATGCGGCGGTTTCGGCTACTCACTGTTGTGATTGCGGTGACGAGATACCCACGCGGCGCCGGGAACTGGTGGCGGGCTGTCAGCGCTGCGCTGATTGTCAGGAAGAAGAGGAATTGCGCGGTAAGCATCGGAGGTGATATGGCGTCAGACAAACCGATAACAGCTCAGCAGGCCGCTGACTTACTCATCGTGTCGGCGCGGGTAATATACCGCCTGATTGAGTCAGGAGAACTCACCGGCCGCAAGGTCGGCAACAAGTACAGAACGACCGAAGCGGCATGTATTGCGTATTTGTCATCCCCGCAGGAAACTAAACGAGCGAACGCGGGTGAGCATAAAGGAGATATTTTATGTCCATCACCCTCAGAGGCGGCATGTGGCACTGTCATTTCTTTACGCCGTCAGGGAAAAGAGTTAGGCGATCTCTTGGTACGGGGGACAAAAAGCAGGCACAGGAGCTCCACGACAAGCTAAAGGCTGAAGCATGGCGGGTTGACCAGATCGGCGACCTGCCTGTCAGAACCTTCGAAGAGTGCTGTATCCGGTGGCTGCGGGAGAAAGATCACAAGCGGTCGCTGGATGATGACAAAACCAAAATAGAGTTTTGGCTGCAGCATTTTTCCGGCCGTGACGTCTCGAAGATAACGGCGGAGGAAATTCACGAAGCCGTTAACGGGATGATAAACCGTAAGCACCTGCAGGTATGGGAGAGTAAACGCGATGCCGCGTTGAGGAAGGGAAGGCCGGTTCCGGAGTACAAACCGCGGCAGGTTTCGCAGGCTACGAAGGCGCAACACCTTTCTTTCATTCGATCCCTTCTCAGGGCCGCGGCGAATGACTGGGGCTGGATAAAAACAGCTCCTGTTATCAAAACCCGTAAGCCGATCAGCAAGCGGATACGCTGGCTGACTAAAGAAGAGGCGGAACGGTTGATCGAGTGCATGCCGGAGAGCATTAAGCCAGTGGTGATATTTGCACTGGCAACCGGCCTGCGCCGCTCAAACATCATCGGGCTTGAGTGGCAGCAGGTCGATATGCAGAGAAAGGTTGCATGGGTAAATCCGGAGAACGCAAAAGCGGGCAAGGCGATTGGCGTGGCTCTGAATGATACCGCATGCAGGGTATTAAGGGATCAGATAGGGAAGCATTCCCGGTGGGTGTTCGTTCACACCACGGCAAAACATCGCCCTGATGGAACGCTGACGCCCGCGGTTAGAAAGATGCGGGTGGATGACAATAACGCCTGGCGCGCCGGGTTGAAAAAAGCGGGGATCGAGGATTTCCGTTTTCACGACCTCCGGCACACCTGGGCGAGCTGGCTAATTCAGTCCGGCGTCCCGCTTTCTGTACTGCAGGAAATGGGAGGATGGGAGAGCATCGAGATGGTACGTCGTTATGCTCACCTGGCGCCGAACCACCTGACCGAACACGCACGGAAAATTGACGCCATTTTTGGCGCTAGCGACACAAATACGACACAAGGAGGAAATCAGGCTGGTTTAAAACTTGCGTAAGTTACTGTTTCTTAATGGTACGCCCTACAGGGTTCGAACCTGTGACCTACGGCTTAGAAGGCCGTTGCTCTATCCAGCTGAGCTAAGGGCGCATTGAGAAGCGAGCTTCATGATGTGCAATCGCCGGAATTATACGGTCCACGCCTGATGAGTCAATGTATTTTGCCGCGAAACTGCACTTGCCTGTGCAGGCTGGCGGCTTATGCCGCAAAAGCAGTATAAAGTTTATCCAACCTTATGTTTCTGCACGTTAACTTTTCTTCGGCTCCCGGGCTCCTTTTTGCGCCATTCGCAGCGCGGTCAGGGCCGTTTTTCAGCCTCTGCAACACCTAAGAAAGATAAAATCTTAAACGAAGACTGACAGCGGGGCTGGCTTCTGACAAAATATCGCCATCCCCCTTTCGTAAAGATACAGATGGAATCCTCTCTCTGATGGCAGCAAAAATTATTGACGGTAAAACGATTGCGCAGCAGGTACGCTCTGAGGTTGCGGAAAAAGTGAAGGCGCGCGTTGCGGCCGGATTTCGTGCTCCAGGGTTAGCCGTCGTGCTGGTCGGCAGCAACCCGGCATCGCAGATTTATGTCGGCAGCAAGCGCAAAGCGTGTGAAGAGGTAGGCTTCGTCTCCCGCTCGTACGATCTCCCGGAAACCACCAGCGAAGCGGAGCTGCTGGAACTCATCGACACCCTGAATGCGGATAGCGCCATCGACGGCATCCTGGTTCAGCTGCCGCTGCCCGCCGGCATTGATAATGTCAAAGTGCTGGAGCGCATTTCGCCGGACAAAGACGTTGACGGTTTCCACCCGTATAACGTGGGCCGTCTGTGCCAGCGCGCGCCGCGTCTGCGTCCGTGCACGCCGCGTGGGATCGTCACGCTGCTTGAGCGTTACAACATTGATACCTACGGCCTGAACGCGGTGGTCATTGGCGCCTCCAATATTGTCGGACGCCCGATGAGCATGGAGCTGCTGCTGGCAGGCTGCACCACCACCGTCACCCACCGTTTTACCAAAAACCTGCGTCATCACGTCGAAAATGCCGACCTGCTGATCGTGGCTGTCGGTAAACCGGGCTTTATTCCGGGCGAATGGATTAAAGAAGGCGCGATCGTGATCGATGTCGGGATTAACCGCCTGGAAAGCGGCAAAGTGGTTGGCGATGTGGTCTATGAAGATGCCGCCGCGCGCGCGTCGTACATCACGCCGGTTCCCGGCGGCGTCGGCCCGATGACCGTAGCCACCCTCATTCAGAACACGCTGCAGGCGTGCGAAGAGTATCATGACATTCAGGAGGCCTGA